GACTTGAGCAGGGCCGACTTGAGCGGGGCCGACTTGAGCGTGGCCGACTTGCGCGGGGCCAACTTGAGCGGGGCCGACTTGCGCGGGGCCAACTTGCGCGGGGCCGACTTGAGCGGGGCCGACTTGAGCGTGGCCGACTTGCGCGGGGCCAACTTGAGCGGGGCCGACTTAGGAATGACAAGCATCCTTCAATTAGGTCCTATTGGATCGAGAAAGGATTATCTCATTGTTAAGCGTTTTGAAGATCGCACAAACGAGGTGATGACCGGATGCTTTCGCGGTACATTAGACGAGTTTGAAAAGGCTGTTGAGGTGTCGCATAAGGAACATCCTGAGTCGTTGAGAGAGTATAGATCCGCTATTAGGTTTTGTCGTGAGATTTGGGAGGAGGACCATAACTGTTCTGGATAATGTGTGTAGATGTGATATAATATTGATATGTTACACACATATTCACCTAAACAATTTGGCCAACTCATTGGCAAATCGGTCGCGACGTTACAACGCTGGGACCGGGAGGGCATTTTAACGGCGCATCGATCTCCAACGAATCGGCGGTATTACACGCATGACCAGTATCTGGCGTACATCGGGGTGGTCGCGAAGCCCGCAGGACGTGTGGTGCTGTATGCACGGGTCTCGACCCGTAATCAACGTCCCGATTTACTCAACCAAGTCGCCGCGTTAGAGCAATATTGTCAGCAACACGGAATTATCCCGAGTGACACGATTCAAGACATTGGAAGCGGATTAAACTATCACCGAAAGGGCTTCAATCAACTGTTTGAGGACATAGAAGTCGGGAAAGTGCGCCAAGTCATCGTCGCGCATAAAGATCGACTGGTCCGGTTCGGATTCGAGTGGTTCGCCGAGTTTTGTGCCCGGCACGGGACCGAACTGGTGGTCATGAACCAAGAAACGCTGTCTCCAGAACAAGAAATGGTGAACGATTTGTTATCGATTGTCCATGTCTTTAGCGCCCGGCTGTATGGCTTACGGTCTTATCGAAAGGAGTTGAAGCATGCTCTTAGCGAAAAAGATCCGCATTAACGTCTCTCGCCAAGATGCGAACACGTTGGACTTTATGCAAGCCAAATGCCGTGCTCTCTATAACTGGCATCTGAGCCAACTGAAAGCGGGGGCGCAGTGGTCGCTGTATGACGCGAAGAAGACCCTGCAACAGAGTCGCGCCGTGGACCCCGAGATCAATGCGGTCTATGGAAAACTGTTGCAAGAAGTCTTCTTCCGTCTTGACGACGCCATGAAAGCCTTCTTCCGTCGTGTGAAAGCGGGTGAGACCCCGGGATTTCCGCGTTATCACAGTCGCCACAAATTCTTCACGCTCAAATATCCTGGGATGTATATCCGCATTGAAGGGAAGACCCTCACTCTTCCAACGGGTGGGCGCGGATCATCGAAACCGTTTCCGGATATTCGGGCCATACTCACCGAAACGGTTCCAATACCATTTCGGGAAGTCGCGATTACGAAAGATACGGAAGGCGCCTACTACGCCACGTTTCTCAGGGACGTCAGCGAATCACCGAAGACCGCGGATGATGGAAGCGCCATAGCCTATGACTTAGGGATTAAAACCCTAGCGACGGGGTATAGCACGACCGGACGCTTTGTGCATATTGGGGGCTTTACCACCTACCGGTGGTACAATAAGCAACTCGATCACATTCGGTCCTTGCGGAGCCGATGTCGAAAGGGTTCCCGGCGTTATCGCTACTTGACGCAAGTGTACCACCGGGTGTCGGAGAAGAAACGGCGCAAGCAACGCGATTTCTTGCACAAAGCCTCGACTTTCCTGACACGACAGGCTGAAAGAGCTATCGTGCTCGGCGATCTGTCTCAACAACAGATGGTGCAGAAATCGCGGAAAGCAACAAAACGAACCAAGGGGCTACATCGAAGCGTGCAAAACGAGTGGGGTTTATTCCAATTCGTCGCAATGATTCGTTACAAGGCACAACGCACCGGCAAAGACCTGCACATCATTAGCGAACGGTACACGTCCAAGGATTGTTCAGGCTGTGGCTACCGTCAAGACATGCCGTTGTGGAAACGGACGTATCAGTGTCCACAGTGCGGGTTAGTGATGGATCGGGACGAAAACTCAGCACGCAACATCCTCGCCCGGTTCCTTGCCCGGCTAGGGCCATATTCTGCGCAGATGCAGAACGATGTGCTGAGCGTGAGCTCAGGAATTTGAACATGGTTACCCATGTTTAGAAAGGCAGGAACCCCTATGCGCGAACTAACAAGCGTGACCGGGCTTCCGATTGCTGATGGGGAGGCTTGGAATGCGCTAGTGGACCGCCTGCACACCGTGGAACCGACGCGGGTGTGGGTCCCGTTGACCCCGACAGCCCGCGCTATCGTGGCTGGCCGCACGGCGCAACTCCGCAAGATTCTCCAAGGAAGTGATGCCGATGCCCCGGGGACGCCCGAGTAAACTGACGCCCGAACGCCAGAAGAAGCTGGTCGATGCCATTCGCGCGGGCAATTATTACGAGACCGCCTGTACCTATGCGGGGATTGATTACACGACGTTTCGCCTGTGGATGCAAAAGGGGGAAGCGCGGGAAGCGAAGAAGTATTCCGATTTTTTCGAGGCCATTACGCGCGCGGAAGCGGAAGCCGAGTCGCGGGCCGTGGCGCTCTGGCAAAAGGCCATGCCCGAGGACTGGCGGGCGGCGCAAATGTTCCTCGAACGCCGTCATCCGGATCGGTGGGGCAAGCAAGACAAGCTCAAGACGGAGGTCAGCGGCACCGTCAATTGGGTGGCACTCGCGCAGGCCGCGCAGACGGATGACGAATAAAGAGGCACAGGCGGTCCTTCAGCGGGCACAACGCGATCCCGTCTGGTGGGTGCGCCATATTCTGGGGGCCGATCCGTGGGCCAAGCAGGTGACCATTCTGGAGAGCGTGCGGGACCATCAACGCACGGCAGTACGAAGCGGCCACGGTCTGGGCAAGACGGCCGTGGCCGCCATGACCGCGCTCTGGTGGCTGTTTAGCCATCCCGATAGCATTGTCATTACGACCGCGCCGACGTGGCCGCAGGTGGAGAACCTGCTCTGGCGCGAGATTCGCCAACTCCACACGAACGCGCGCGTACCGTTAGGCGGCAAGCCGCTCAAGACCAGCCTCGAACTCAGCGATAAATGGTACGCGCTGGGCCTGTCCACGAACGAACCCGAACGCTTCCAAGGGTTTCACGCGGAACATTTGTTGCTGATTGTGGACGAGGCCAGCGGTGTCGACCAAGGGATCTTTAATGCGTCGGAGGGATTTCTCACGGGGCCGCATGCGCGGGCGCTGTTGATCGGCAACCCGACGCAGGTGCGGGGCGAGTTCTATGAGGCGTTCAAGAGTCCACTCTATGCCAAGATTCAAATCAGCGGCTTCGATAGTCCGAATGTCACCGAAGGGCCGAATACGCGCCCGTATTTGACGTCGCCCGAATGGATCGACGACAAGCGCATCAAATGGGGCGAAGGCACGCCGCTGTGGCAATCCCGCGTGGTGGGCGAATTCCCGGACCAAGGCGAAGATATGGTCTTCCCGCTGTCGTGGATTGAGCACGCTCAACACCGCTCACCGGTGCGGGAGGGCGCCATCCACTTCGGTGTGGACGTGGCCCGCTTCGGCACGGACGCGAGTGTGTTGGCGGTGCGCCAGGGCCCGGACATCGTGCATCTGGAACAGCATCACCAGTGGGATACGACCGCTGTGGCTGGTTGGATCGCGCAAGCCGCCAAGCAGTGGCATCCGCAAAGCATTCGCGTGGACGCCGATGGCTTGGGCGCGGGGGTATACGACCTCCTCAAGGCCCAAGGCTTACCCGTCGTAGAAATCCATAGTGGGACGGCGGCGAAAGATCCCGAGCAGTTCCTCAATCGCCGCGCCGAGTGGTACTGGGGCCTGCGGGAGCGGTTGGATCCGCAACTCGCGGCGCAGCCGATGGCGTTGCCGACGGACGAGGACCTGCTCGCGCAACTCACCAGTTTGCATTACAAATTCACCGCGCGGGGCCAAGTGCAGATCGAAAGCAAAGATGACCTGCGCAAACAAGGGTTGCCGTCCCCGGACTGCGCCGACGCGGTGTGTTACGCCATGGCGGAGACGCAGGGCCGGAGCGTGGTGATTGGCGCGGCATCGACGACGCAGGTGCCGCAATGGGTCCAAGGTCTCCAAAGCGCGGCGCAAATGGCCGTGGTCGCCGGGCACGGCCAGTTGCCGATGCCGGTGACCGTCAAGCCCCAGAAGAAAGTCGCTGCGTTGGATTGTCCGCAGTGCGGCATGGCGCTGACGCGCCACAACAGCCGGGGCCAATGGTGGTGCCCGGATCATGGATGGCAAGAAAGGAGTTAACGAGACGATGAGGATGAACGCGACACGATATACGCGCCAAGGGGAGCACGAGGTCAACCCGGTATACAACACGCCGGAGGGCACACCGCCAATGAGCAAGCCGGAACTATTAGAGGCGGCGAAAGATGCGGTGTTGTTCGATGTCACGAAGACAGACGCATTCAAGGCCCTTCCCGCGTCGCCCTTTCCCGCGATTCAATCCCTCGGTATCTTCTGTCCGCTGTGCGGGCATGACCAATGGATCCGGGTTCCCATCCCGGCGCTGGTGCAGTACGCCGTCTGCGTCTGCGAAGGCACGCAAGCCGAACCGCAATATACGGCGCAGGCCGCCATTATGGGCCACGGGCGCCAGGGGGCGTGGCACTTGGTGCCTGCGGGCACCCATGTCGTCGTGGAGGAGGCTTAGCTCATGATCACGATTATCGACGCGAGCCTGCACGGCTCAACCTTGTTTATCGCCGCCCAAGATGACGCGGGCCGTGTGAGCCGCTATGCCGTCGATTGGACGACCGCTGCGAGCCAAGGCCAAGAGGCGGTGACGAGCGCCATCACGAGCGCCGGGGCGACGCCGAGTCAAAGCGTGCCTGCGTGGGTGCAACAGTTGGTTGGGCGAACGGTGAGCGTGTCATGACGCCGGTAGCGACGCCGATAGCGGCCACGGTGTTGCTGGAGGCCGCCGCCGTGTTGATTCCCGGTTTGGATACCGTCTCGGTCACAGGCTTTTCGCTAGACTGGACACCCGAGCGCGTGCAGTGGATGTGGAGCGCCGACGATGGCACCACCGATAGTCAGACGATGACGGATCCCGCCCGCGTGGCGCAGTGGGATCGCTTTGTGCGCACGCTCTGCGTGTTGCCGGACGTGCCGATGGATCATATCACGCTCGGGGTACTGGAGTCCGTCAGCTGGGTCAGGGTCGTCTGGACGCCGCCGTTGAACCCGCAATGGCAGAGACGGGATGAGATCCTCGCGGCCGTCGCCCAGTTGCGGGACTAGGGCAAGCGCCCGCGCCAGTTGGTGTAGGTACGGAGGATGCAAAAATAGCGCAGATATGTTACAAGATACCACTGACATTTTACCGCTATGGAGGGGGATGGGATAGTTGGCGAACATTGACACTGCCCTGACCCGCTCGGAACAGGACCGCCCCCATCGGAGGCGGTCCGTTATTGTTGGTCCGGACTGGCGTTTTTCACCGCCGGGCAGCCGTTGGGGCGCGTTTACCATATCTTTCCAGCAACTCCGGGCCGTGGCGAAGAAGTCCCCAACCGTGGCGGCCATCTTGCAACTGCGCATCCAGCAACTCCAACTCTTTGCCCGCATGCCCCGGCACAAAGGGGATCGCGGGTTTGAAATCGTCAACAAAAACCGCCCAGGCAATCCGTCGGCGCAGGATCAACGCGTGGCGGAGGAAGTCCGCGAGTTCTTTTTGAACACCGGCTGGCGGCCGGACTGGCAACGCCCGGACTTCGCGAATTGGGTGGCGGCGATTGCGCGGGATCGCTATATCCTGGATGCGGCCTCCACGGAACTGGTGTACAACCGCATCGGCACCCTGCAAGAGTTCTGGCCGGTGGATGGCGGCACCATTGAGATCCAATGGAGCGATCGCTACATTCCCACGACGCGCTACGGGCGCCAATTGGATCAGCCCGTGGCCTACGTGCAAACGGTCGATGGGCAGGTCGAGACGGAATACGCGCCGGACGAGCTGGCTTATTGGGTGGCGAATCCGATGACGGATGTCAGCCAAGGGGGCTACGGCCTCTCCGAGTTGGAATCCTGCATTGACATTGTGGCGGCGGAAATCCTTGCCATCCAATACAACAGCAATTATTTCGACCACGGGAGCGTGCCGCCGGGCATTCTCGCCGTGATTGGCAACTTTTCCGAAGAAACGCTCCAAGAACTCAACGTCATGTGGGAGACGGACGTCAAAGGGGTTGTCGGGCAGCATAAACCGGTCGCCTTGGCGATGGACGACGGCAAGTCCGTCCAATGGATTCCGATGAAGCAGTCGAACCGCGAGATGGAGATGGGCGACTTTCTCGACAAGCTGCGGACCGGCATCTGCTCGGTCTTTAGCGTCGATCCGGTGGAGATCGGCCAGCGCATGGCATCGAATACAGGCGGCATCAGCAATTCGGACAATACCGAGGCCAAGATTGACCTGTCGCGGGATCGGGGCCTGTTACCCGCCGTGGATTGGCTGGAGCGGAACATCAACCGCTCCATCATGCCGCATATCGCGCCTGGCTATGAGTTCCGCTTCGTGGGCATCAACGCCGAAGATGAACAGCAGAAGGTCGCCTACCTCAACAGCCAACTCCAAGCGGGCGGCATTACGCTCCGCGAGTGGCGGAAGGCCATGGGGTTGGCCGAAGTGCCGCCCGGCGCGGAAGACGGCGCGTGGTTGGATGCGCCGTTGAATCCGCCGGCGTTGCAAGTGTGGATGCAGGAACGCGGCATGAGCGGCCCGGCAGACCTGACGCAGATGAGTGAAGCGCAACGCGGCGCGCTCGCCCAAGGGCCGACGGATCCCACCCCCCAGGAGGTGGCCAAAGCATGGCGCTGGCAGTGGAGTCAGGGCGCGTAGGTCGTTTTCCGCCGTTTACGCCGCCGACCGAGGGACCGTGGGATCTGCCCGCGATGCAGACGCTGGAAGACACGGCGGCGCAATGGGCCTATGCGGCGGCGGACCACGCGCTCACCGATCAGTGGGCGTGGGTGCAACAATATTGGGGCGGCGCGACGTTGCCGCCGATGCCGCCGCCCCGCTGGCAGTGGAGTCCCTGGGCGCTGGCGCTCTTGCTGGTGCTGGGGCCGCGTCTCGTCACCGGCGGGGTGCCGACGGCGACGGTGATGTCCTGGGTGGAAGCCCAACCCGCAGCGACGATCCCGCGCCGGGGTCCGGATGGCACTGCGTGGGGGAAAACCCGTCGCCAACACCTCGAACGCACGGTCGCGGATGTGCACGCGCGGCTGCAGGCGTGGGCGCAGGACGTCACCGACACCGTGACGACCGTGATCACCGGGGCCAAGCGCGCCGGGCTCACACTCACGAAACTCCGCGAAGGATTAGCCCACCATTTCACCGACTGGGGCCAAGACCTCCAGCGACTGGTGCAAACGGAACTGAGTGCCGCCCGCACGGATGCTATTTTGGAGACCGCGACCGAGGCCTGGGCGCTGGTGCGGACGCACCCCAACGCCTGTGCCAGCTGCCATGCGGCGTTTGACGGCAAGACCTTTCGCATTTTGAAGCAAGCCCCGGACCATCCGGCCAAACACGCCGAGACCGCCTTGTGGCCCGGCAAATGGACGCTCAACTGGGATAAGAAACCCGCTGAGCAGTGGCCCGCAGTCCCGCAGCACCCGCGATGCCGCTGTCGGGTTGTGCCGCAAAAGACGAAACCCCAAGGAGATGCCTAACGCATGCCGAGTAAAGCCCCCTTAGAACTCCGCGAATGGTTGCGGCAAGATCAGCAACAGCAAGACCGCCAATGGATCGACTCTCAAAAACGGCAAGACACACAAATGGAAAAGATGGCCACGGCGATTCGCCAGTACGGCGTCTTGATTGATGCGCTGCGCGATGTGATCGGCGTGAGTGATGCCGACTGGGAAGCGGCGGTCAACCGGGCGATAGACCGCGTGCAGTTCACGCAGAAGGAGTGAGGCGCGGTGAGTGTGCTAGGGTTCTCCATCCGCAAAGGCTATCTCACCACGGCGTATGGCGAAGGGCGGGCCCCGAAGAAAACCCCCGATGCCGGGAAAGCCCGGCACCAACTCGCCAGCATCAGCGGTGACACCACCGAAGAAAGTCTCCCGACCATTCGGCTCAACGGGTTCACGCCCAACGTGGCCTGGGCCTTGTTGCGGCGGGCCGGGTATATTCTCCGCATTACGGAGGGACAGGCCATGCTCCCTGGGCAGACGACCATCCGCGTGTCGTCGGAGGGGGTCATTACCCTCCAAGGCCCTAAAGCTGCGACGTATGCGGAATGGTTCAACGCCCAGCTCAAGAACATGGTGGACTGGGCCGGGCAAATCGACGGCAAGCAAGAGGTCAGCAGTATTCGGTCGCATGGCGGCCACTTTAGTTAGGTAGGAGGAAGGATATGCCGACGAGTGATCGCACCCAACGCCGCCTCTCGAAAGAGGCCATCGCCAAGTTGCGCGATGTCATTGAGATCCTGGACGACGACATCACCCATGAGGACGACGAAATCCGCCGGGAGACAAAGAAGGCGTACTCGGCCACGGAGCGCCACGCGGTCAAGCGCGACAAGCATGACCGCTACGGTGATGAGGTCTATGCGGTCCCCAAACTGGACTCGTATCCCTTGACCCAGGACAAGAAGCCCAGCGAAGAGCGCGTCCGGGCGGCGTGGGACTACATCCATGTCGCCAAGAACCGCGAGAAGTTGGGCGAGAAAACCGCCGCCAAAGCCACCGCTCGTATTCGTGCGTTCGCGAAGAAGCACTTCCCCGACATGCACCTCGAAGAGACGACGCACAAGAGCCTCGCGGTGGATGAGGTCTACGTGTTCCCGCTGGAAAGCATCTGGCCGTTAACGGAGAACCGCCAACCCTCCGCCGAACGCGTACAAAAGGCGTGGCAGGAACTCCACTCGGCCCGCATTGAGCATGTCTTGCCCGATGCCGCAATGGCTACGGCTGAACAGCGCATTGCGCTCTTTGCCGCCCAGCACGATCTGCCGCTCCAAACGCGGCGGATGCCTCGGACGGTGGTGCTGTAATGCAGGTCGCCGTCCGCACGATTCGCGTGGTCCGCACGGAGGCCACAGAAAAGGAGTGGGACGCGCTACGCCAACTGGTGGCGGAGGGGCTGACGGTCGTGGAGACGATCACCCCCGCGATGGCCCACGTGGCGGAGTCGTTGGGCTTGCAGGTGCGGGATAATCCGGCGCCCGCACCCGAATCGGCGCCAGCGCCCAAACGTCGGCGCACCAAAGCCGCGTCCCCCGCAGAGGAGGGATAACCGACGGATCCCTTTCACTTCAGCGCCCAGATTGTGAAAGCCGAGGCCCACGACGATGGTACGTACACGTTGGAGGGCCTCGCATCGTTGCCCGGGGAAGATCTCCAAGGCGAAGAGGTGGTGCCCACCGGCTTGGACATTGATTACTTTCTCGGAAAGAGGCTGCCCAAAGGCGCGGGCGGCTATATCAATTACGACCACGATCCCACCCAGATCGTCGGCTATCCCGAGGAAGGGAAAATCGGGCCGCAAGGCTTTTGGATCAAGTGGCGCACGCTAGACACGCCCTTTGTCCATAAAATCATGGAGCAGATGCGGGCGCTCAAAAAGGCGAACTGGCCGCGTCGCTACGGCATGTCCATTGAAGGCGTGGTGCATGAGCGCGATCCCGAGAACCCCCACATTATCCGCCGCGCGTTTATCAAGAACGTGGCACTGACCCCTACCCCGGTCCATCCGGGCACGTTTGTGGACTTCGCCAAGAGCCTGACCACCGCCTCCGAAGTGGGCTTTGACCCGACCTACGGGCGCGCGGCGGCCTTGCGCGGCTGGGTGACGGATGTCGTCGCCATTCAGAAAGGCCTCGTCACGGTGCGTGGCAATCCCTATTTCACCGCGACGGGGCGCTTTCGGCCCGACCAAGACGTGGCGTACTTCCGCGAGGTGTGGGGCCAAGACGCGGCGAGTGCGTTGGACCTGGGGCACTTCGCGGTGAGTCGGCAGGCGGCGTTGCAGAAAGCGCTCGCCGATCAACGGCGGTGGGATGGCTGGCGGCGGCATCTCGTCCGTCAGCGCCGTCGCGATCCCACCGATCCGCATGTGACGGCCGCAGGACAGATTCGGGGCGGCGACCACGCGGTCGCGGCTCATTTTTTGTCCTGTGAAGGACGCACCCGTGCTGAGACGGTGCGGATTGTGCGCGCATTACATGGCTCGCCGGTGGTTCAGCCGGTCCGCCAGAAAGGAGCCCATCATCATGGGTAAGAAAGTGCGAAACGTGTACGACGCGATTGTCGCCGACGCGCTCCAGAAGAGCGTGGTGACCGCGCCGTCCGATCCGAATGGCGGTGCCCGATTGCCCGAGCGGCAGAGCCGCCAACCGCGCAACAAAGACCGCGATGGCGAGAACTACATGGCCATCTTCGACCGGGAAGCGCAGGAATCCGACGACCAGTTGGACGACTGGATGCGCTACACCCAAGCGGTCACCGAGTCGCCGGAGGACTTCGTCAACGATGACGACGACACTCCCGAAGACCCCGATGAGGCCGACGAGGACAGCCGCGGCAACGCCGAATACGATCCGTATTCCGACGATGATGCGGACGATGCGGCGGCAGACCTGACCGACGAGGAATACACCCACGTCAAGGCCCACAAGCGTCGCCGGGTGCGCAAATCCCAGGGCGACCACGACGCCGAGTTCGACGCCTTGTCGGACGATGCGGAGGACGAGGACGATCCCGAGGACAACCTCGAAGAGGACGACGCCGCCGAGCGCCGCGCCAAGAACGTGGCCAAGGCCACCAAGACGCGAAAATCCGTTAAGAAGAGTCGGTCCGACGATGACGATGACTTGGATGAGGACGATGACGATCCCGACCACAACATGGAGGACGAGGACGAGGACGACACGCACGTCGCGGAAAACAAAGCCGAGCGCAAGCGCCTCGAAAAGTCCCGCCGCCGCAGCATGAAGAAGGCGCTGGGCCGCGACGCCCTCGGCATCGTGGACGGCAACGCCTTCGCCAAGGCCTTGGCGGACGCGGTGTGGGATCTCCGCGATGACGTCGTGGCCGAAGTCCGCGCCACCAACCTCAAACTCCACAAGGAAAACCAGGCGCTCGCCCAGCGCGTGCGCGCCGTGGAAGGGCGACTGCACAAAGCGCTCCAAGGCGAGTTGCAGCAAGTCACCAAGAGCCTCGCCAGCGGCTTGGTCAGCATGCAACAGCCTGCGGCCCTGGCCGACGATCCGGCCCAGCCGATTCGCAAGGGCTACGGCGCCCCGGTGGCCACGCGGCCCAAGTATAGTGCGGGCTGGAACCCCGAGCGTGCGCTGGATGCCATGGAAAAGGCGTGGCGCGAGGATCCCGAGAGTGGCATCAAGGACACCGACCTGACCCTCGTGGAAGGCAACCGATCACCCAACGGGCTCAGCGCGGGCGCGATTCGCTTCTTGCGCGCCAACCGCTTGCTGTAATCGGAAAGGAGCCAGTGTATGAACGCAGAACAAATCGCCAACGCCCAGGCGTTGTCCAAATCCCTCCGGATGGACAGCGGCGGCCTGATGATGGGCGACTACGTGACGGGCGGCCTCACCAACGAGACCTTCAACCGCCTGCAAAAGGCCTTGGTCGCGTCCCCGTCCACCCCCGGTGGCCCCGGTGACGGATCGAGCTTAATTCCGCAGTCCTTGGCCCGCACGTTGAAAAACGTCACCTTCAAACTGAACAAGGTCAAGCTCTGGCGCGCCATCGCGAAGCAAGACGCCTACGCGATGGAAGAAGAGTACGACCAGATCACCCAATACGGTGTGCGCGGCGGCATCTTCACCTCCGCCATGGCCACGCCGCAAGGGAACGACTCCACATTCGACCGCTTGCAGGTCCGCATGACCTACATGGCCACCGCCTACGCGACCGACATTGCCATCATGGCGACAGAAGTGATTGGCGGATCGGCCGAAGCGTTGCAGATCAATGACGCGACCCGCTACCTCTTGGGCGGCGTGGAGCGCCAGCTGTTTTACGCGGACTCCACGCTGATTCCGAGTGCGTTTAATGGCGTCAAGAGCATTATCAAGGGCTTCGCGCAGTCGAAGGGCTTCACCAATGTGATCATCAACGCCCAGGCCTCGGGCATTTCCGTGGACCACTTGGAAAATGCGCTCCAGGCCATTCAGGACAACTCCGGGGACCCCGAGAACGGTCTCTATGCCGCCTATATGGCGCCGCGCGTGCAATCGTACTTCACCAAGACGTACGCGCCGGCCCAGCGCACCGAGATCAATCAGACGCAGTTGATTCGCGATGGGCGGTTGTGGGTCGGCACCCCGGTGGACGGCTACAACTCCACCTATGGGCCGCTGGGCATGGTGAACGATATCTTCCTGAACCACGACGTGCCCGTTTCGAACCCGATTCAGGGCGCGCCCGCGACCCCGACCGGTGTCAGCGCCGCTCTGAACACGACGAGCAGTGAAGACCCCAACATCGGCACCTCGATGTGGCAGACGCCGGACAGCGCGCAGGATTACGGAGTGGGCTACAACGGCGGTCCCGTGACGTATGCCATCGAGGCCGTAAACGCCGCTGGGCCTTCGCTCTTGTCCGGGGCGACCACCACGGTCACCGTGGGCGCGGGCGAGAGTGTGACGGTAACCTGGGCCCGCGTCACGAGCCAACCGAGCGCAAACTATTACCAGATCTACCGATCGATGAACGGGGGGGCATGGCAGCCGGTCGCCCGCGTGGCGGACAGCGGCGGATCGAGCCTGACCCAAAGCTGGACGGACGAGAACATCACCGTGGCGGGCGCGTATGATGTGTTCATCATCAACCACGACGCCGAAGAGGGCTTGGTGTTCAAGCAACTGTTGCCGTTCTTCAAGTGGCCGTTGCCGATTCCCACCCTGGCCCGGTACTTCGCGGTGGCCCTGTTGGGCGCCCCGCTGATCTACGTGCCCTCACGGTGCGCCGTGATTGAGAATATCCAGGTGCCCGGCGGCATTGCAGCTCCGGTTCAGTTGTCGTAGCGGCGGGAACCGCCATGAACTGGACCGTCCAGAATGTCTCGCAAGATAGCGTGACGGTCACCGATACCCCGATTCCCGTCAGTTGGACGCCGGGCCAAGTGCAAACGGTGCCCCTGACCTACTTCCTGCATAGCGCCCAACTCAGCCAAGCCGTGCAAAACCAGCAACTCTGCGTCGTGAACTATGGAGCGTTCGCCCCGTTGCCGCCGTTTGCGCCCTTGACCTATACGGTCCTCGGCACGCCAGGCGCGACGGGGCTGACCCCCGTGACGCTGACGCAGAATGGCGCATCACCGCCCGTGACCTTGGGGCCGTACACGGTGGGCACCGTGTTGCTCAACGTGACGGCCTTGGGGGCGAGCGGCGACAGCCTCGCGTTGGGCTTTGAGGCGTGGGACGGGACGGTGTATTATCCCGCCCAGTCCGTCATCGCCGCAGTCAGCTCGGTCGGACCCGTGAGTGCGGCCTTTAATCCGCCCGCGTTGGCGGGGCGCTTTGTGTGGACGGTCTCGGGATCGGTGAGCGTGACCGCGTTGTATCAGTTGTTGCCCGATTAGGAGGATGCGCGATGCGCGTGATTCAACGGCTCATGGGCGTCGAGAATCCGATTACGGATCTCAAAGTCTATGAGCACACCCTGCATTTTCGGAATGGCGTGGCCGTCGTGGAGTCCTTGACGGAGCGCGAAATCAATCGGTTGCGGACATTTGGCTTCCGGGTCGAGCGGGATGCGACGAGTAAGAAAGCGGCAGCGAAGGTGCCAGCGGGCCCTCAACCGGCGGCGGCAACCGCCTCGGCCCGAGAGCCCGTGCCCGAGACCGCCGCCGAGGCGCAGTCGGTGCCTCCACAAACGGAGGCGGCGCCAGTCGCCGAACCTGCGTCGGCCCCGTCGCCCGCGAAGCCCAAGCGCCCGGCCTCGAAGAAGGAGGCATAACATGCCGCAAAAGTATGTGCGTCCGCCCTATGGGCAACGCCTCTCCACGTTCTTGCTGGGCCTGCGCCCGGGCCAAGACAAGTCTCTCGTCATGGATGCGCGGGTGCCGCGCGGCGGCATCAACAGCCGCGACTTGTTTGGCGCCGAAGGCACAGGCACGACCGATGCGACGGTCGGCACGACCACCGCGATTAGCCACAACTTGGGTGTCGTGCCCAAAACCAGTGAGATCATGATCACGCCCACCAGCGATGGCGTGGTCTATCTGGACACCGCGAACCCGCCGACGGCGACCACATTCAATGTGCTCGGATCGGCGGCGAGTCTGACCTTCGCGTGGCAAATCGTCACCTCGTTGGACCACCCGAGCCAGGAGATGGTCTAAATGGGCCAACAGTTCAGCGGCGGCCAGATTTCCGAGGTCATCAAGCAGCAAATGCGGTGGGTGCCGCGGAGCCGGGACGTCAATGGCGGCGGCCCGCAAGGCGGCGCGTTGGTGATGCCCGTCTATGGACAGGATGTCGTGTGGGATGCGCTGGCCATTACGGATACGGCGGCGCATCCCGGCATGACCGCGCAAGCGGGTGTCAAGAACCCGTCCGGTGGCTGGTTCGACCCGGTGTACGCCGTGTATAAGACGCTCCTGGTCGTCTCCACGCTGAACGAAGCCGTCAGCATCCAGCCGACCTGGAGTCTGGACGGCGAGACCTACTATCCCTTCGGCACGGCGACGAGCGTGGATGCCTATAGCGGTAGCGGCAATCCGGCCACAGCCCTGGTGGCGCTGTCCACCCCGAGTCAGTACCTCCCCTATGTGAATGCGATTGCCACCTGTAGTACTGCCCCGACGAGCGGCACGCTGACGGGGACCATCGCCCGCTTGGGCTAAGGAGGAATTTCCATGAGCAATCCGGTTGTGCTGCCCTCGTTTGGCGGCGACAAGAGTGTGGGATCGGTGGCGACCGCCTATCCGTTTCAACCGGGGGTCGATCTGACCAACGTCTTGGGCGCCAGCGATGGCGTGGCCAGCACGGAACTGGTCAAAATCGGCACCTTTTCGGTGACGGGCACCGCCAGCGGATCGGCCGATGATGCGATTACCTTCGCGCACGCGTTCCCGAATGCCACCGATGCGGTCTTGCTGACTTTCACCGCCCTCGGCGGCGCCACCATTAACGGCGCGGCCTATGCGGCGAGTGTGAGTGCCACGGGCTTTACGGCCACCGTGGACATTACCACGGCCGGGACCGGCGACATTACGGGTGTCTACGTCGCCTTCGGCCACTAAGGATAGGGGGGATCGGGCATGAGCCTGTTACAGACGTACTCGTCCTACCAGCCGACCTATCGGCACGATCAACAGTTCGTCCATGGCAACCCGATCCCCACGCTTTGTCCTCCGGCGTTGGTGCTGGACCGCTATCTCGCGGGGTTGCCCCTCAGTGCCAGCATTGGCGGGGAGAACCTGGCGGATATCGTGCAACAGAAGATCGATGCCAGTGTGGGTGAGTTTGAGCAACGGTTGAACATGTTTTTGGTGCCGCGCGTGATTATCGCGTGTGCGATGAACTATACGCCCCAGATCATCGAATCGGTCAGCGGGGAGAACGCCAACGGGTATGGGGTGACCAACAATCCCGCGCAACCGGGCGTGGACTACGACATGTTGGAAGTGCCGTATGACTACACGTCGCGGCGCTTTGAGCGCTGGTCACTCATCAAGGCTCGTCATCGGCCCATTCTTGAAATTCACAATATCGTCTTTGCGCTGCCGCCGAACTTCGGCATCTTGATTGTACCGAAGCCGTGGATCACCGGCGATCCCAACAGCGGGATTGTCCGGATTGTTCCGGTGGAAGGCGCGATGGCCGTGACCAGTCCGGGCGCCGGCATGTGGCTCCCCTTCTTCACCATGGGGCAGATGAACCATGTGCCGCAGTTTACGCAGATGACGTATACGAGCGGCATTTTGCCGATTCCGGATGACATGGTGGATGCGCTCGCCATGCTGGCGGCGGCGAAGACGTTGCAGGTCTATAACCGGGCGTATTATCCCGGGGTCCAGTCGTTTACGCACACCGTCGACGGCTTCAATCAGACCGTGCAACTGCGCGCCAAAGGACCGTTCGCGCAAGACATTGCCGACCTCACGGCGCAGGCGATGAACTATATCGCGATGTATCGCGAGGGCCATAACGGCATTCGCATGGAAAGTTTGGGACGGTAGCCATGCAATACAATCCGGTGGCGCCGGTGCCGTGGCTGTTTGAGGGCCTCTGGCAAGATCAGGCGCAAGGCGGTCAAGCCTATCGGCTCACCGTCTACAAAATGTCGCCGTGTCCGTGTGGCGCAGAACCGGGCAGTTCGCCCAATAGTGCGTGTCAAGCCTGTGGGGGGACCGGCATTCTCTATCCGAGCGCCGCCCGCTCGGTGTTGGGCATCGTGACGAATGTGACGCTGCAAACGGATCTGGTGGCGATGGGCCTCGCCGAGCCGGGCGACCTGCAGGTCTCGACACGTCCCGGGCAACTCCATCTGGATCCCTTTGATCTCTGTTTCGTGCCCTGGTCCATGGGTATCCCTATGACCGGGGAGTTGGTGATGCGCGGAACCGGCCCGACGGACCAACTCAACTACCGGGCGGCCATGGTCGAAGCCGCGTGGACGGTCGATCCGACGACAGGCCAAATCACGCCGTATACGGTGCTGAATGACTTCACGGTCCGTGGGCGTACGGTGACCTGGGTCGGTCGGCAACCGCCGGCCGGGACGCAGTACACTATCCGCTACAGTGGCGATTTCGAGTGGGTGGTCTACAAACCGCCCGATCAGCGCGTGGCCTTTGGCGTGGATCTCGGCGAACGCGCCGTCTTGCGCAAGCGCTACATTCTCCTCAAAAATGCGCCGCCGCTGTCCCTCTTGGAGGGCTAAGTCATGCTCACCTTAGAAGTGACGGGCTTCGACGCCCTGCACACCTTCGTACAGGCGCTCCAAGCCCCGTTTCCGCCAGAAGCGCATGCCGAAGCCGGGGGCGCGGTGCAACAGGTGTGGCAAGCCGCTGCGACCGGCACGGTGCTGCCGCCCATGACACAACCCGTCAACAAGCCGGACTTGGCGCAGAGCGTGCAGGTCACCCTGGACGGCGATGGGGCGACGGTCAGCGCGGACGCGAGCCTGATGCCCAATGGAACTGCGGCGAGAGACATGAAGCCAAGCCTCCTCCATGGCCCCCATTCCCGCATGGGCAAGCACGGTCGCTACAACATCATCCCGATGCATCATGATGCCGCGAGCCTTCCGGCGCATATTGTGAGCCAATTGGAGAACGGGACACCGATCACGTCACTGGAGGGAATCCGCTCCAAGATTCTCAACGGAGGTGCACCCGTCCTCGCGTACCCCGCGGCCAGCGGGCCGTTTCAGGTGGTGAGCCATTACACCTGGCAGACGGGCCTGTACACGGGGATGCGCCTCGGGAGGCACCCGGATTATCCGATGGGTCCGGTGACGTTTCGCACGGTCTCCGAGCGGTCCGATCCGGGCAGCTGGTGGTATCCGGCCAAGCCGGGGCAACCGCTGGTCGCCGCCGTGAGCCAAGCCAGCGTGCCGCTGGTGACGGCGATTTACACGCAATGGTGGGAGGCGCGACTCCATGCCCATTGACATCAGCGAGTGGACTCTGCTGGCGGTGATCCAGAACGGGATTCAGCAGGTGCAGCAGAATGCGGCGACCCTGATTCCCGCCATTTTCCCGCAGATGCCCAGCCCCATCCAGCAACAGATCATCACGGCGCTCACGAGCGGGGGGCTGAAAAGCGTGTCGGTGCAACTGGCGTATCTGCCCAACGCGCAACCGCAACTCCCCGGCGTGTGGCTCTATCAGGTGCCGGGTGGGGAAACGCGCGACCTCGACGTGATCGGGAGCACCTACACCTATGATGTCTCCGATAGCGGGCTCGACACCGATCAGGGCATTGGGAGCCAGAAGAGCTGGCAGGTCACCGTGGGGAGCATCAACGTCACCGACCTGCTCGTGCTCGTGGGTCTCGTCAAGTGGAGCCTCATCGGGGCCCGTGCGAGTCTCGGGGCCGATCCCAACCGCTACATTAAGCAGCAACTCAGTTGGTCCGGCTGGAGTCCCATGGCGAACAGTGCCGGGGACGTGATTTTCCCGTATCAGCAGACGCTCACCTTCACCATCACCACCATTGAAAGCGCCGCGAGCACCAATACCGATCTCATTACGGGCTGGACGGCCGCCACGCTCACTGCATCGGATTAAGGAGGACCCATGGCTAAGAAACCGGCCGCTCCCGAGGGGGAGAGGCCCCTGTTGCATGTGCGCGATTGGCTGAGCCAGCAGATCGATCTGCCCGCCGAAGCCGTCGCTGGTTTTTTGCACCACGTGGCGGCCGATGCGTGGGACACCGCCGACCACTGGCGCCAGCGCTGGGAGGCCTGGCTGCATCACCCGGTAGGCCAATAAAGGAGGAGCGCCATGTCCACCAATTTTAACGGGCAAGTGCTGACCCAACCGCAAGCCCGCACGCAGTTTAATGATAGTGCACTGATTCCGGCCAATCCGGCCCAACCCGCGCCGCACACGCTGGTCCTCATTGGCCCCGCCAACCAAGGCCCCAATGAGCTGGTGACGATCGCCTCGGTGAGCGACATTCAGACGAATTTGGGCATTGACAGCGATTTAGCCAATGCCGCCGCACTCGCCTTGAATCCCTCGCCTGTCACCGGCGGCGCGAATCCCTTGAAAGTGTGGAACGTGAATCCCACCACGCAAGGCACGATCAACCTCACGGACCCATCCGGCAACACCCCGGAGATTGTGCTGACCACCACGCGCTGGGGCCAAGCGGCCAATTACATCAAAGCCGCCGTCAGTGCGGGATCGACGGCCGGATATACCGTCACCATCGCTGACGACTATTCGGGGGGCAGCGTTCAGTTGGCGAATCTGGCGCTGAATGTGCTGTCCGTCTGGTATTCGGGCTCAGGCACGAGTCCGACGGTCACGGCCACCGACAGCGCGGTGACGCTAACGGCGACGAGTACCGATACGGGAGGCACCATTGATCTCACCAGCAATTTGACGGTGAACCAATTGGCGAGCCAAATCAATGCGCTGTCCGGCTGGAACGCGACGGTGCTGGATCCCAATCCGCAAGACGTTGCCGCGGGGCTGTTGGACAACGTGAGCGCGGTCGCCGTAGGCACCACGAGCACCACGGCCACCACGCTGACGGCCAACATCACGGCGGTCGTGCGCGCCTTGAACGGCCCGGCGCAGACCTGGGTGACGGCCGTCCGCCAAGCGGATGCCACCACCTTGGCCACGCCCGGCACCTACACCTATGCGACCGGCGGATCGACCGGGACGGCCACGACCACCAATTGGCAGGCCGCCTATACGGCGTTGCAAGGGGAAACCGATGTGCTCTGGGTGGTGCCCGTGACGAGCGAGTCGACCATCTGGGCCATGAACCAAGCGCATTGCCAACTCATGGACAGCGAGGGCTATGGCCGCTCCGGCGTCGTGGGCGGTGCCAGCGGCACGACGATCAGCCAAGCGCAGACGAATGCCGCGGGACTGGCCTCCCAGTACACCAGCTATCTGGTGAATGGGCTCCAGGGCATCAATCTGCAACAACAGAGCGTGACCTTCCCGCCCTATATTGTCGCCGCGCAAATCGCGGGCCTCATGGCGGGGCAGCCTCTCAACGCGTCACCGACGCTGAAGTCGCTCAATGCTACGGGGTTGGAACAAGCGTTTGCATCGAGTGCCATTGACACCTTGATTCAGGCCGGATGCCTCGTGCTGAAAGTCTACAACGGCCAGTTCGTGGTCGCGAAAGGCCAGACCACAGCGGCTCTGAACCCCAACGCCACAGTCAATCAAGTGCAGATGCAAGCGGTCAACGAAGTCTTCGTGCTGGAATACGGCCTGAACAGCGTGTTGTCGGCCTTTGTCGGCCAGCCCATCACGGCGACGACCGCCGCCGCGGTGAAGGTGGCGGTCTACACCTTTCTGACCCAGCAGGCCGCAGCCCCCTTGCAACTCATTCAAGCCGCGCCCGCATTGCAAGACATTCAAGTGACCATTTCCGGCACGGTCATTTCGGTCGCCGCCCCGGCCAGTCCGACGGTCGTGGCCGACTTTGTGCTGACCACCCTGTCCGCGTCCGTCGATACGGCGCAGGCCGCCTAAGGAGGGCATAACGGATGGCACTCGGGAATCAAAACCTGCTCTCAGGTAACTATGGCGAGATTAAGATCAACGGCAAAGTCATTCTGGGCTTCAAAGCCTGGACCTTGAACTATGGCGTCAATCTCAGCCAAGAGGGGCAATTCGGCACCGGCACCCCGATTCTGGTGCCGGGCCTGAACTCGGTGACCGTCACGGTCTCCAAATTGATGCTGTATGGCTCCTCGTTGGAAGCCGCAGGCATTGAACCCACCAAAACCCTGAACGATATCGCGACGCTCCCCCCCTTTACCACCGACCTCTACGAGACGTTGGAGGGCGGCGTGGTCAAGACCGCGATTAACTGCCTCTTTGACAGCTCCTCGGTGAATGCCAGCGCCAACGCGGCGTTCTTGGAGACGGTGACGCTCATGGGGACGGACGTCGCGTCGAACGCGTACTAAGAAAGCGAGGACCCATGGATCGGATTGATGCCAGTCAAAAACACGTGTTTACCCTCCCCGAGGGCAGCTGGACCTTGAAGCGCCTCGGGATGCTGGATGAACAGCGCGTCGCGGGCCAGGCCACCCTCATGTTAGGCTGTCCCTTTGACGAAGCGCCGCTCCGCTCCCGCGAAATCGCGTGGATGTGGGCGACGATCACCGTGGCGACGGTGGACGAACCCAAGAATTGGGATTGGAACGCCCAGCCGGACACCACGGTCTTGGAAACGCTCTACACCCAATACATCGAATGGGACCGCTCCTTTCGTCGCCCAGTGGATGGAGACGCGGGAGTCACACGCGGAGACGCTGGGGCGGAGCCTCCTCTTTTGGTATCGCCAGCAGTACCAGATTCCGCGGAATGACCCCCGCTTGAATCTGACGCAGGAAGAACTCTGGGAAGAGTGGCGGGCGTGGCAAATCTTCCACACCCCGCCGCCCGAGCCACCCTCCGTGGAAGACGCGTGGCTCGAAGCCGTCGCCGCTGGCCAGTATGCGCCCGACGACTACACGGCCCGGGCCGCGTTTATCGCGCAGTGGAAAGCGGACCATCCCGACGAACCCGAGGATGACTGGGAACCCGTGGACGCGCCGCCGCCGCGGCCCCTGGGAGGTGAGGACCCTGGATCACGAAATTCGCATTAAACCCGCACTCGACGAGGCGGATCTCACGAAATTCGAGAGCCATCTCACCCTCATTGAACAGCACATGAGCCGCATCGTCGGGCCTGTCCAGCAAGATTACCGTCCCGAGTGGGGGTGGGAGCGGGAGCGTCTGACGAGCATTGCCCAGACGGGCCTAGGAGGTTAACCATGGAGGAGCCCCATCCGATTAAAATTAAGCCGACCCTCGTCGGCACCGACCTCGACACGTTCAACAGAAAGCTCGGCGTCGCGGAAGCGCACATGAAGCGCATCATGAACTACGCTAGCAAAATCACCATTCCCGGCGTGAGCGGCGGCGCCGGAGGCGGTGGTGTCGCCCCGGGTGTGCCGGGGGCCGGGGGCGGCGGGACGAATGCCTCGCAGACGGCCTCCCAGTACGCCCAACAGGCGATGCCCCCGCGCGCACGCCGCGTGCATAGGGGTCGCTTCGGGGGCGCGAACGCCACCATGAACTCCGGGCAGTTTCTGACGAATTTCCAATCGGTGATTGAGCCGATTTTGCCGCAGTTGGATCAGATGATGATGCCGGGCGGCGGGGGGAAGTCGGCGGTGTCGAAGGCGATTCAACAGCACTTGGCGCGGCTGAGCGCCGTGGTCCAAAGTGGCGCGCCCGGATCGCAAGCGGAAAGCTTCGCCATCGCCCGCATGAGCCAAGCGACGGGCATCGCGCCCGAGGCGGTGCAAAGCGCCGTCGCGGGCTATCGCGCCTATCAACAGGGGCACGGTGGCACTGGACCGCTCACCCGTGAGGTCAGCCGGGCCTATTTCTCCGCGCAGCAAGCGGCGACCCGCGCGTCGGGTGGCGGGGGCGCGGGCGGCGTGACCAATGTGGTCAAGCGCTTAGCCACCGCCGCCGGTGCCGGCGAAATGGCCGGGCTCTTGGGGGGCGGCCTCACGGCGACCGGCATTGGGGCCGCGGCGCTCGGCGTCGGCTTTGTCGCCAGTCAGGTGAAGCAGGGATGGAGCACGTACCACACGCAAGGGACCGCCTTCTCGGCGCTCTCCAAGACGATCGGCGACCTCGGAGAATCGTTTAACACCTTGCGCAACCGGGTCGATGCCACCAGCGTCGGATTTGCGGAAAGCCTCCCGACCATTACCGCCGCGACGCAAGCGTTGGCCCCGTATGTCGGCAATGTGGGCACGGGCGGCCTCACCCGCTATATGACTGCATCCCAAGGGATGGCGTACAGCATGGGCCTGAATCCGGTCTCCACCGCGCAATCCTTCGGCCAAGCCGCGCAAATGGGCATCCTCGGCACCAATAGCACCAGTGGGCAACTGACGGCCAATCAATTCGCGGCGTTGATTGGGAACGCGGTGAGCGCCGGGAGCATGCAGGGACGCCAAGGGCAAGTACTGTCGGCGATGCTGAGCGTCAGCCAACAGTTGGCCGCACAGTTGGGGCAAGCGCCGAACGCGACGCTCTTGGCGGGGATCATGACCTCCCTCAACAAGAGCGGCAATGCCGTCTTGCAAGGCACGATGGGCGCGCAGGTGCTGTCGTCGATTAACCAAGGCATTCAGTCCCCAGGCCTCGGCCCAGCCGGGGCGCTCGCCACGTATCAAGCCTTGAATCCCACCGGGGCGCTGGGCTATTTCCAGGAGCAATACCTCCAATCGCAAGGCATTAATGGCCGCAACCCGATCACGGGCCAATCGAATTTCTCGGCCATCATGCAGTATTTCCAAAAGATGCTGCCAGGTGGCCGTGTCACCGGTACGACCAAGAATGGGATCTGGATGCCCTCGGAGCAGTCGGCGGCGGTGGGCGCATTGATGGGCCAGGACCTGCACCTGACGCAATCGCAAGCGCTCAACGTCCTGAAAGCCATGCAAGGACGATCCGTCAGCCAAGAGAACGCCACCCAAGCCTTGGCGAACCAACTGGGACCCGGCGCGTTGAATGCCATTATCAAGAAAGGCGGCATCTATGAGCTCGGGGCGATTGCCAATGCGACGGGCGTGGGCGGGAAAAATGGCCTGAACGCCGTCGCGCATCAGATCGTCCATACCTTGCATGGGCATGTGTCGCGCCAATATTACACGGAACTGCACCAATACCAGCAACTGGGCCGCATCCACCCGCGCAATCTGGCGGACGCCCACAGCATTCAGCATCAACGGGCGTTGGATTTGGCCCAGATGAAAACGACGCTGGGGCACAGCCTGCAGACAGGGCCGAAACTCGGCACCTCCCTGGATAACCTGAACAGCACTATCGCGAAAGCGGAAAAGAACTGGGCGAGCATCGCCCGCAACCTCACACCGATTCGCGAACAGTTGTCGAAACTGAATGGGTATCTGAGTGGCGGCTTAGCGCGGACGCTCGGGGGCGCGGGGCACACACCGCCGACGCCCGGGCAGATCATGAATCTGTTCAATACCGGGGGCACGGGCGCCACCATGGCCTACCGCGTCCCCGGCTTGCCGTCAGCCTCCAGCGGCGGGAGTCTCGGCGCGACGCTGGCGAGCTTTGTGCAGGGCAACAACCAGCAGACATACCTCTCGGCACTCATGACGCTCATGCGCAACGGGGGCGGTGCATCGAGTGGGAGTGGCGGCGGTGTCATCCCCGCAGGATATATCACCGGCGGGAGCGCCCCCACGAACTTGCGGCCGTATGTCAGTGCGGCGCAAGCCGCCATGCGGCAGGCCCGGGCGGCACACGCCAACCTGACCCCCGGCGTGAGCGCCTACAATCGCCAAATCTCTAACATTCTGGGGACGATGCCGAACCGAAACCCGCACCTAACGCCCGCGCTCATTGATGCCGTGATGACCCAGCAGGATGCCTCCGGCAATCCGTATGCTTATAACCTCGATAGCAACGGCACGATGGATGCGGGCCTCATGCAGATTAATAGTAGCAACTGGGCCAAGTACGGGCTCACCAGCAATCCCTATAATGTGACGGCCAACCTGACGGCGGGGATTCAGATGCTGAATCAGTTGCTCAACCAGTCCGGCGGCAACATTTATTCCGCCGCCTATCATTATGCGGGATCGGGGCCGCTGGCGACCCAAGAAGCGAACCAACTGATGAGTATTCTCGCCAAAATCGAGAAGAACACGCGGAGCAATCCGTATTACGCCGCCAATCAAGGCATGGCTTAAAGCGTCTCCTGAATCCAGTTCACCACGGCGGTCGGCGCGAGGTACGGCGACGCAACGCCGACGGAGATCCCATTCATCGTCCAGGCGGCGCGCCAGGGCGCGTCCACGTCGCAACTGTTCCAGATTCTCGGATCGTCCGGCTATGCCACGAATCCGCAATACGGGCAACAGTTGACGGACCTCCTGAGCCAGATCCGAGGGCTGCTCGCCAAAGTCGAGAAGAATACGCGGTCGAACGGCTTTCCCGTCGGTGTGGGGGCTTAAACGCGCTTGACCGCCGGCGTCGGCGGCAGATCCCGCTGGCAATGCGGGCACACGGTCGCGCCGTGCCGCACCACTTCTTGGCAGTAGGGGCACGGAAATCCCTGCCGCAGGGCCTCGGCCCGGGCTGCTTCAGACGTCGGCCCCACGAGCGCCATGATGAGGACACCCACCCAGCCGAGAAAGAGTCCCAGCACGATGCCGAGGGGTTGACGCCCTTTCTTATAGCCGATCCATGCGGCGACAAAAAACGCGACGACCCATAAGAGCAACACAATCACAATCACAATCCATCATCCTTTCATTCCGCGTGCGAGGATCGACCGTCCCACGCCCAGGCATGCGCGAGCCACGTGGTGAGCCACGCGTGCCATTGCGCGTTGTCGGGCACCGTGAGTACCAACGGCGGCAGATCAGCAGTATGCATCAAGACGCCATTGGGATGCCCATGGAGGGCCAGAATCCCCTCCCAGCGGCACCAGACGGTCCCCTGCGGCCCGAGCCACTGCCATTGGTCGCCCAGGCACCGCAACTGCCCTGAGCCTTGGTCGGTGAGCCGCCCGGACGGACTGTACCACAGCGTGGCGATCGCCTCGTACCAGCACCCATCCGGTTGCGCAGGCAACGGGATCGGCAGCGGCGGCGGGGCGTGGTCGCTAAAACGGCCCTGCGACCGCCAGAGGCGCGGACGCTGGGTGGCGCGCCAGATAAGAAACGCCAGTCCGAACACGATCAGCCAAATCACGGCGCGGGGGCCGTAAACGGGTCATCCATTTGGCAATAGGGACACCGGCGGGCGTTCTCCGCGATGCGCATGCGGCGGTACTCACACAGTCGTGAGCGGCCGAGCGGCAATGCCAGCATGACCAGTGTGGAAACGAGACCGAAGAAGAGGGCTCCCATGACGGCACCGAACATGGCATGCCGCTGCCGAATGGCGATCTGTGTATTGAGCACCACACTCAAGATGAGACTGCTGAACCAGAGTAGGGCCCACACGGCGTGGCCTCCTTAATTTTCTGACTTTCTGACGATATGCTACCACACCAGCGGACCGTTCGCGAAGCCGCTGAGGCCAATTCGAGGTGAGTCATGGCCATCGTCAAACAGTACCGGGTGCAGGTCGATGTCCAGGCCTGGACTCCCCAAGGCAAATACTACCATCAGGACTTGATGGGCGACCTGAAAACCATCCAAACCTCGAAAACGACGAGTCAGCCTTATGGGACGTTCACGCTGACCTTCACCCTGCGCGAAGACCAAGGCGGCTCGTGGGCCGACAAACTGGTCTATCGCACCTACGTGGAAATCCGCGCGGGGATCGGTTCGGGCAAGCCCCCCATTCTCATGCGCGGCTTCGTGGATGCGCCGGGCCAGCAAATGCAAATGCCGGGATATCCCGCCGGGCCCCAGCGGGAGGTCACGGTGAGCGGGCGCGATATGGGCGCGATTCTGGCGGACTGGCAAATTTTGTATTTGTGGGGCATCGATCCCATGGCGACCTTCTTCGCCGCCAACATCCCCGGAGGGAGCGATGCCCTCATCGCGCAACTGGGACTCAACGTGGCGCAGACGAATCCCAATAAGTTGCTCAGTGCGTTCATTGAGAAGTTGGTCAATGGCCCCACGACCAGCGCCAGCAATCCGGCCCAGGGGGCGGTGACGGGCCTCCGGCAGGTGATTCCGGCGGTGCCGTACTTCATTCCGAAACTGACGATTCCGGACGCGTATCAGATTAATTTCCTCTCCCTGCAACCCTGGCAGGGGGCCTACAGCAATTTTCTCGACTATTTTGCGTCGCCGCCGTGGGGCGAAGACTTCGTGCTGGATGAAGAAGACGGCCCGTGGATCGTGGTGCGGCAAACACCCTATAAGAACTACGAGACGGGCCAATACCCGCTCCGGTACAACGGGACCCCTGAGGAACTGGGCTTCTTCCCAGACATCATCGTGGATGCCGGGGATGTCACCGCGCATGACATCACGATTAACGGGGCCAACCAGTTGTACACGTACTACTCGACGACGCCGGACCTCTCGAGCGTGACGGCGCAGAGTTACGCGCAATTTTTCTATGTGTACCAAGGAAGCAGCACGCAAGCGCAAATCATCACGCCCAGCCAAGCGCAAGCGGACCAAGGCAACGCGAACGATCACGTGTTTGCCGCGACGGGGGGCAGCAGTGCCACGGGGGCACCCCTCCAAACCAATCCCGCGCAGGCGAGCCAACCCGGGAGCAATCCGTATTTCGATCCCCGGGCGAAATACATCGGGATTCGGCCGTTGCAGTTGACGACGCCGTGGGTGTCCACGTTGCAAGCGACGTTTGGCCCGGATGCCCAGAAACAGGTGGCGGATTTGAACACCTGGCTGGTCAATGTGTTCGCGGCGAATGACCGCTTTAGCTCGGGCACCATCACCTGCCACGGGTTTCCGGCGGCGAAAGTGGGACGGTATGTGGTGGTGTCTCCCGGCACCATTACCAGCGATCCGAACCCCTGGGAAGCGTATATACAAAGCGTCTCGCACGAAATCGACCTCTATTCCAACAACGCCACCTGGACGATGGATCTAGGTGTTATCCGAGGGAGGGTGCGATCATGATCGATCACGCCTTAGCGAAGGCACAAATGCCCAACCCCTATCGGAAACAGCCGGGAGCAGTCTTGCTGTGGGGCAAAGTGTCGGCGCGGCATCCGGCCGAAGGCACGGTGGACGTGGTGCTGGACCATGGCAGCATCTTGCCGCATGTACCCGTCGTGCCGCAGTTAGTGGGCACGCTAACCGGATCGAGCTATCTGCCGAAAACCGATCCGGTGCAACCCCAACAAACGCCCCAAGGCCCGTATGGTTTGCCGACGCCGAATCCCGATCCCACGGCCAATGACCTCTATGCCGTGGTGGCATGGCTCGAAGGCTCAGGACGGCAACCCCTCGTGGTGGGCTTCCTGCCGCCCACGACCCCGCCACCGGCATGGCTCCCGCAACAGCCCGGCTGGGCCGTGCGCCGCCATGAGTCAGGCCAATGGGAAGCGATTGACCCGGACGGCAACCTCACGCTGGGCTGGCCGGACGGCTCGACGCTCACCGTCACCACCGGTAGTGGCCCGGCGGTGCCTCCGACGGACATCAACCCCGCCTGGCCCCCGGCCAACGGCTCGGACGTGCAAGTCCACCTGCAGCTCGCCGGGGGCGCCACGATTGACGTGGTGGGCAATACGATCACACTGAACGGCGGGACAGCGGGGATAGCCCGGGTGGGCGACAGCGTACAGGTGGATGTCAATGGCACGACCTACACGGGCAGTATTATCAGCGGCTCGGACACCGTGAAATCCGGCTAACGAGGAGGGATCGCCCATGGCCTATGTGCCGCCCCATGCGCAAGCGGGCAAACTCTGTTGGCTGAACGTGTGGCCCGGACCGCCGACGGAAGATGGCGCGACGGCTCCGGGGCATCACACCATCTACTTCCCGCTGAATCCCGATTATCAGCAGACCCGGGCCATTCGCACGACGGCCACACAGACCATCCGAGACACCTATATCGACGACTTTGGCCTCGGGGTCGGGCAGTTGACGCTCACCGGGCATACCGGCTGGGCGCGGGGCGCGGGGAGTTACAACGGCGTGCCCATTGACGGCTGGGACGCCTATCGCGTCCTCTGGTACGACATCATCGAGTATTACTTTGCGCTCCAGAGTGAACACGCGAGCCAACCGCCGAATGTGACGATGTTTTTCTCCAACGACGTGGACGAGATTTTCTTGCAAGTGGTGCCGACGGCCCAACCGAACCCGCTGACCCTGCTCCGCTCGAAGTCGAAGCCGTATCTCTATCAATTTGCGACGTCCTTTTGGGTGATGAAGGACCTCAATCACCCCGGCGCGGTGTCGCCGATTGCGGACCCGATTGACCCGCTGATTAACGTCAGTCCCGGCATGGCGCTCTCGCAATCAACCGTGCCCGTGGTCAACGTGAGTCCCAGCCCGGTGAGCAAATCCCTCCCCGGGCGCTCACTGAAATATGTGGTAAAAGCGGGGGACACGCTGTCGGGCATCGCCGTGCAGTTTGGCGCCCGCGACTTGATCGCGGCCGAGGACGCGATTGCCCAAGCGAGCCATGTGGCGAACAAAAATCTCATTTTCGTCGGCCAAGTGCTGACCATTCCGCAGCCGTTACCGTAGGAGGGGATGCCATGCTCGCGCATCCGACACCCGCACAAGCCTTTCCGACCCGCGCCCAGCGCCAAGCGGTGTACTTTGCTGCGCATCCCGTGTGGCAGCAGTGGCGCACGACGGGCGGCGTCTTGTGGAACGCGGTGAGCACCTTAGACAGTCCCGGCCTCGTGTTGGCGCGGCAGATTCACAAAGCGGCCGCCTGGGTATTGGACACCGCCTTCAGCCAAGCGCCCGCAGACGTCGGCCTGTGGCTGGTGCTGGGGCCGGTGGTCCGCGCCTCGTGGCACCAATGGCGCATCGTAGCCACGCAACCCGTGACCGCGACCCCGACGCAGACGCTCCAACTGAGTCCCGCCGCGCAAGGGGCGTTGCAGGCGTTGCGCCAGTGGGACCCGGTGTTGAATCAACGCGCCCCGGCCTCGCCCGAAGCCGCGTTGCTGGCGGTCTGCCAAGGCCTGGCGGTGGTGCCCACGCAGAATCCGACGGCCACGACCGCGCCGAGTGTGCGGTTGCACACGCTGACGGATCAGGACACGCTCTTGACGCTGGCGAGTCAGTATCTCGGCAATCCCGAACTCTGGCCGACGATTCGGGCGTTGAACCATCTGCGCTCGCCCTATATTTCCCCGCGCTTGTGGGACCAATATGGTCCCCCGGTCGCGGCGTTTGAATTGACCACGGCGACGAGCGCACAGCCGTTTGTCGCGGCACCGGTCGTGAATGCGGGGGCGACGACGGTGACCCTCCCGGGCGTGCCCGGCCCGTTGGCCCAATCGGGGACCGTGGTGGTGCTGGAACAGTGGACGAGCACGGGACGCCAGCAAGAAGCCCATCCGATCCAGAGCTACAACCCCGACACCTTTGTCGCGACGTTAACGGAGGCGGTCACGGCCAGTTACGGCGTGGGGGCGCTGATGAGCCTGAACCTCAACCCGGCGCAGTTGACGACGCAGGTGCTCGCGCCCGGCCAAAGCATCCAGATTCCGCTGTCGGGGCAACCCACGTCGGCGCAGTTGACGGACCCGCAAGACCCGATGGGGACCGACATCTACGTGGATGAGCAGGGCTTCTTGGCGCGGACCGACACCGGGGATCTGATGACGGCGACGGGCATCCAGAATCTCGCCGGGGCGTTGCGCCGCCGCCTGGACAGTGCGCTGGGCACGGTGCCCTTGCATCCGACGACCTATGGGAGCGGCCTGCCGAGTGTGGTGGGGCAACCGATGCTGGGCACGCACATCATCACCGGCTATGTGCGCACGGCGCTCTTGCAAGACCCCCGCGTGACGAGTGTGCCCACCGTGACGGTCCAACAACACGGCACTGCGTGGATCATCGTGGCGCAGTGCCAAGTCCGGAGTATGCCGTCGCCCATTCCGGTGACGACCACCTTTATCCAAGCGGCCTAGGAGAGCCCACGATGCCCATAGGACTCTACTTTACAGTGAACAAAAGCTGGGTCAAGGAGTACACGCGACATACCAAAACTGGGCGTCTCGTGGTGGTTCGCCGATATTGGCGTGATGACCGACCTTCCCTGGGTCATGGCACGTGGGAGTCAATCGGATTGCCGTCATGGCGTCGGATCTTGGAGGTATGGCATCCCCTCAATGTGCCATTGTGGGAAGAGGACTATTCGTATGATTCCTTGGTGCGGTTCTGGCAGGCACACCGCGCGTTGAAGTGGCATGTCAACAACGTTGGGGTCGCGTTTCAAGATGTGCTGGGCGACGATGTGACCCTTGACGATGAGTTTATGAAGCATCTTCTGGATCGGCGTCGGTGGGATCCCAAGGACAACCGTTGGCGATACCTCGCATGGTTGCCCTTTGCCCTGAAACGGCCGGTAGAAATTTGGCGTCAGCCCGTCTCCCACGAGCAAAAGAGGGGTCGGCTTTACATTGGCTATTTTCAGGACAAACGGCACGGAGATCACCCGCGGACCTTTCTGGTAACAGCCCGTGTTCGTAATGGGGTATTGGTGGCGTGGAACGCACAAGAACGGAAGTTGCGGGAAATCGACAAACGTCGGCAGGGGGATTTGCTCTACAATGAATACTTTCGCCACACGTTTGAGGGAGGCAGGAACCCGCGGCCCTAGTCATCCGGCCTGCCATACCTACGACAGCGTTGCAGACTAGGTGCCCTATCGTAAGCGCATCCCGCGATTCATCGCCATCGTGCGACTGACGGGAGGTTAGGCGTTTCGTGGCACGATCACACGCCGAGCCCCTTGCACTACCAGTATACCACCTTGAACGCTCTCAACCGAGGGCGTTTTTCATGAGGAGGGACGCGCATGGCCGCATTTACCCCGTGGACCGCGCATGGCGTCACGGCGCAGATTATCCAGACCACCCAAGCTGAGAACGTGGGCCTCACCGACTTTACCATCGGGAGCGTACTCCGCTCCGGCATTGCGGAACCGATAGCCATTAGTGCGCAGGATTTGGCCGAACAGATTGTGGCGGCGTCCGACCAGAACATGCAAGTCACGCTCCAAAAGGCCCTGAATCTCACGCCGCAATCCGCCGTGGCCGCCTATGGCGAAGTGACCTTTGCCGTCCCGGTGGCGCCGACTAGTAGCGTGACGCTCCCGAGCGGCTTCACCGTGGCGATTCCCAACAGCACGATTCAGTACACGCTCGGGGCGACGACCATTTGGAGCGCGGGCACCACGAGCCTGAATGCCGTCGTGACGTGCAACCAAAGCGGATCGGTGGGGAATGCCCCTGCGAATACCATCACCCAAATCGTGTCGGCCATCCCGAGCGGCTTGTCGGGCCTCACGGTGACGAACCCCCTGGCGTTCACCACGGGGTCTAACGCGCAGACGCCCTTGGAGGCGACGGCAGAAGTCCCGGCGGCGCTCGCGGCGCTGAAAGCGGCGACGACCGATGCTATTGCGGCCAAAGCCCTGGGGGCCACGGTGCAAAACAGCTCCGGGTATGTGGTGGAGGCCGTGGGCGCGGCGGTGAGTACCAGTGGCGGCTATGTGACGTCCCCCAGTGCCGCACCGGTGCTGACGGCGGTGAGTCCCACGACGGCCACGAATCTGGCCGCAGGCACCTACACCGTGGGGTATACGTGGACGACGGCGGCCGGCGAAACGCCGCTCAGTCCCACGGCCACCGTGACGTTGACCGCAGGGCAGGCCATTCAAGTGGGGGCCTTGACGTTGCCCAATGTCGGCCAGACACCGCCCAGTCCCAATGCGACGGGCATCAACTACTACCTCTCGACGGCGGCCGGCTCCAGTAGTGTGGCCTACGATGCCAACGGTACGGGCGCGGAAACCACCCTCACGGCATTACCCGCGAGTGGCGCGGCGAGTCCGCCGACCGTGAACACCGCCTTCAGCGTGACGCCGGGTTATGCGACCTGCTGGATCGCGAACGACCTGCAAACGGCGCCGTCCGCGACCCTCATCAGCCACGCGCAGCAGTCTGTGGACGGCTACACGGACACGAACGGCAACGCGGTGCCAGGAGCCAAAGCGGCGGGGATTGTGACGACGGTGGTGGCCGCGCAGTTGCAGACGCAGAACTTTGCCGTCAGTATCCTCACGCAACCCGGCTATACATTGGCGATGGTCCAGGATTCGGTCACGCAGGCGATCACGGACTATATGGATGGGCTCGATATCTACAACGGCCAGAATGCCAACGCCGCGAGCATCAACGCGAATGCCATCATCCTGGCGATTACCAGCATTCCCGGCGTGGGCGATTGTCAGTTGACCACCCCGAGCGGGAACGTCGCGGGGATTCTCGGCACGCAGTTCATCGTGGGCACCATCACCGTGTCGCAGATGAGTTAGGGGGGGCGTATGGAACGGCAAGATGGCAAGACGTGGAGGAACTGGCTCCAGCACGACCTCGCAGGGTATTTGAACCGCGATCCCCAAGCGATTCCCGCCATCACGCTCACGCCGCCGAGCGGATCGCCGGGCTTGGTCATGGTGCGGGATCACACCTTGGTCGTGCCCGGCACGGGCCTCTTTGACCTCACGCAGTACGGCATGCAGGCCCTCTGCACGGCGCTGATTGCCCAAGGCTGGGGCGCGGAACTCAGCCCCGGCATTCCGGCGGACTTGGCGGCTACCGCGCTGGTAGACACGGGGTATAGCGCGTTGAGTCCCGTGCCGTTGCAAAACGTCGCGGAGTATCCGGCCCTGGCGATTCCGGGCTCGGTGCTCTGGCAGGTGGTCAGACCCCTCAGCGAGACCTGGGAGTCGATGAAAAGCGACCTCACGAGTCTTCTCCTCGGCATCTTGGAAGGGCCGTGGCTGGACAATTTGGGCACCTATTTGCAAGTCCCGCGGATCGGCGGCGAGCCGGACAGCCTCTATCAAACGCGCTTGTACGGCCTCGCCATTACGGGATCGCCCAACGGGGTCGCGATGGAAGCGTTTCTGGCCGCGTTGGGCTATAGCGTAGCCGTGACCGACACCACGCCGGGCCAATTCACGGCGACCGTCCAATGGCCGACGCAGCCGCCACAAGGCTTCGTGTATGACCAGTCCCAGATCCAAGGCATGATCGACACCCTCAAAGCCGTGGGCGTGATTGCCACAGTGGTCTTCGCCTCGCAGTTGAGCGACACCCTCATGATGAGCGACAGCGTGACGGTCACGGCCACCCCACTGACGGCGCAAGTGTGGGGCGGGACGCTCCCGGATGGCACGGGGGCGGTGCAGGGCTTTACGTGGAATGAGGCGGTGTGGCAATAACGCGCCCCGCGGCGCAACGAAAGGACGGCTAATCGATGGCCCAACTCTATGTGAACCCGACGTTGCTGGGCCTCGGCCCCAGTCAGACGAGTTTTGTGGCCGCCGTGCAGGATGCGAACAATCATGTGGCGGTTGGCATGACCAAGTTTGTGCAGTCGCCCGGAGGACTCTTGCTCCCCGAACTCACCGATGACGCTGGCTACGTGCTGAGTAAGCAAGTCGGACGCAATACCGCCGTGCAAGCGGGGGCCCTCGCGTTTGCCGCGAGTGCCGCATCGGGCAGTACGCAAACGGCTTCCATCAGTCTTCCAAGCATTCTGCAAAAAGATGCACTCTATTTGGTGAGCATTATGAATCCGACGGGCACCCCGCAAGGTCTGACCGCGACGGTCGGCACGAGTGGTAGTGTCGGAAGTTATCTCGCGGCATCGACGACGTATTACTATGCGGTCTCCGCCGTGGGACCGTGGGGCGAAACACTGATTTCCGCCACCCAAGAAGCGACCGAAGGATCGACAGCCTATCCCATTAGCCTCAGTTGGACGAGCCAAGGCGGGGCGACCTCCTACAACGTATACAAAGGGACCACGAGTAGCGTGGATTTGCTCGCGTCGGACATCACGAGTACCAGTTATACGGATAGCGGCAATACGGCCACCTCCAGCACAGCCCCTCCGACCAGCAGTACCCAAGGTCCAGGCACCAGTGTTACGATAACGTTCCAAGATGCCCAAACCTTTGGGACGAGCACGAGCTATTTTGCCGACGTCACGAGTGTGGATGTCGCCGAAGGCACCACCCAAGCCTATCTCGTGCAAGGCTGGCTGATGGGCGACGGGGCGAGTCACATCCAAGTCAGTTTGGATAATGGCGCGAGCGACCAAGCAGGCACCGTGTGGTTCGAGGTGACGCAGGTATGATCCTGACAGGAATACGCCCTGCGGCCATTCAGTCACCTCCTCACGATATCTATAGCATCAAAACCGGAGCGCACGGTATCGCCACTTTCGGGCATACCCTCAATGGATGGGATAACAGTGGGATTGCGGTCACATCTGAGGGGTTTGCGCTACCAGGAAACAGTAGTTACGCATGGCGCGATGATGGACGCATCCTGCGCAGGATACAATGGCAGATGCAATCTAGTGTACTCGGGGACGTTTTCTTCGGATGCAATAACACCGGGGCGGGCATGATGTTTCGTCTGGATACACGCGGGGAGTCCTTTTGGTCCGGGTTTGCACACACAGACAGTTGGAGCGCATGGAATGCACCCGGGACGGGGTTCGTCGCCTTATCCAATACCTGGTATACCATCACCCTCGATCTCACCACAGCCATTGCGAGAGTGGTAGTTATTGGCGAGTCGGGGGGGGGTTACTTTGGCGTCGTCCTACACGCCCCAAGGCACAGCGTTGGGCTTGCAAGGCGATCAGGGTGGCGGCGTGAGCTACGTCCGCCATTTAACCGTGTTCGTCTAGTCCCGGCGGCGGTGATCGCATGATCATCTCGATGCCGCGCAGTCTCCCGACAAATACCTACAGTGGGCAAGTCCTGGTGGATCGTCCCATAGCATACTATCCGTGCCAAGATACCGCAGGGGCCGTTTTAATCGATGTTACGGGCCATGGCTATGACCTTCAAACCTATGGCGGCGTCACAGTCAACCAGTCGGGACCGCATGGATTCCGAAGCGTTGCGTTTGATGGCAGTACGGGTTACGCCCAAGCCGTCCGGACACCCCAACCCGCATGGATAGCACACGGCAGTATGACGCTCGAACTGTGGGGACTGATCACGAATGATTTATCGCATTACGGATTTCTCGCAGGGATTCGACAAAGCAACTCGGGAGAATTCTATATGCTGCAACTCGAAAATACCAACACCTTAGAAACGCGGTTTACGAATTCGAGTGGAACGCACCAAGACTTTGATGGGCAATCCGACATTCCGACATGGGCATCCCATCGATGGCACCACGGCGCACTTGTGTACGATGCCCCAGCTCAAACCTTGACATTTTTTTCCGACGGCCACATCGTGGCGCAATGCAGTGCGACCGGAGGGATTACCGTGACGCCGATGCCGTTCTGGGTGGGGGCACAAGGGGGAGCGGGTGATAATCCTTTTGAAGGGAACTTGGCGCATATCGCCCTCTATGATTACGCCCTCTCGCCCCGACAGGTTTTGCGCCACGTTAACACCGCACGACTTCATACGATCCGTTAGGAGGCTCCCATGCCCAATCTTTTAGTGCCCGACAGCCTGCGGCTCACGGGCCGCGTCCGCATTGTCACGCGCTCCCCGGATGGACGCATGCTGCGGGATAGCGGGTGGATCGCGAATCAGATTTGCAACGGCGGCGCGGCGGCGGTGGTCGCGTGGCTGACCTCCACCCCCAACCGGGGGGCCTCGTCCCAAGCCGTGCCCTATCCCGCGTATATGGAATTGGGCGATGGCACCGGCACCCCGGCGGCGACGGATACCGACCTCTTCAGCCCCAACGTCGCCACCCAAATCCACGTCACGCAGGCGGGGCCCGCCCCCGGGAATCCCCTCGTGGCCCAGTGGGTCGGCGTGTGGGGACCGAGCTACGGGCCGTATAACGCGAGTGAGGCGGGATTACTGAGCGCTGATGGGACCTTGTGGAGTCATATTCTTGCCACGATTGACCTCACCACCACGGCGTCCACGGTGGTCACGTGGCAGTGGGTCCTAAGCGTTTGATCGGAGGCGATCCATGAGCGATCTCTATCTCGTCAGCCCGAATAATCCGGCGAAGGCGCAAGACTTGAACCAAGTCGTCGCGGCCCTGACTGGAGCCAATGACACCCCCTTTATCGCGTATCAGCCCATTGCCAATCCGGGCGCCCCGACCGCGACCGTCAGCAGCGCCACCGGCGTGCTCGATGGGGCCTATGCCTACCTTGTCGTGTTTCGCACGGGCTACGTGGATGGTTTCGACACCATCCACTACAGCGGCAACCAGACGGCGGCCGGGACGGCCTCCACGACCGTCAATCCGGCGGACAACGCCGTGGACCTGACCAACATCCCCCTCGGCCCCACGGGTGTCGTGGCGCGGGATCTGTATCGCACCCAAGCGGGCGGCTCGACGTTTTACTACCTTGACACCATTGAGGACAACGTGACCACGGACTACACCGACAACACGCCGGATAGCGGTCTCGGCACCACGACCGCCCCCACCGTGAACACCACGGGCAGTCCGCCCCAATTGCCCGTGTACCCCGCCGTGCCCGGCTATACCGCGCCCGTGGGGAGTCTGGTGGCCGTGCAAGCGGGCAGTGGCGATCCCGCCGTGATCTATCGGTCCACGGGGTCCGGGTGGATCCAGATCCCAGACCTCGCCACGGCCAACACGTTTACAGCCCAGCAGACCATGCTGGATGTGGCGGTCTCGGGCCTCCCCGGAGCCACGACGCCTTCCCGCTATGTCGGCGGGACCAGCGGCGGAGCGCCCACGAGCGGCACCTTCCAAGCCGGGGATTTCGTCGTCGATGCGGCGAGTCAAACGCTCTGGCTCTGCACCACGGCGGGGTCGCCGGGGACGTGGGTGAAAGCCTCCCCGTCCGCTGCGACGGCGACCGCAGCAGGCATTGTCGAAACCGCCCAAACCGTCAGCGGCACCCCCGCCGTGCCGGTCATCGTGGCACGTCCCGCCGAAACGGAACTCACGACGACCAGCGCGACGACGATCTTCAGCGTGACCCCCGCGGCCACGGGCGGCTTCTTCTGCTATCTCTATGCCCGCGTCGGGACGGCGGCGACGACCGTGACCGCCACCCTGACGTATACCAGCAATAGCGGGGCGCAGACCTACTACGTCTGGAATGCGCAAGACCTCCCCGTGGGCGATAACGCCGCCGTGCCGTTTTTCTTTCAGGCGGTGAGTGGGGATGCGATTACGTTAACGGTTACCGCGGGCACCGCGAATCAAGTGTACATTGACGCGCGGCTGCTGGCGGTATAGGGGGGTAGGACGATGGCTAACCTAATTTTACCTGGTAACGCACAACCTGCTCAGGTCTTGAGCGGCACCACGTTCTCCGCCAACACGAACTACGACACGGCGGGCACCATGCCCAACAACGGGAGCCCCACCCTCCAACCCGGCCAAGCGATCACGCCGGGATACTACAGCGGCGGCCAAGCCGCCCTCCCCGGCAGCGGGAGCCAGTCCTGGACCACGCCCGGCACCTACACCTGGACGGTGCCGAGTGGGGTGACACGGGCACTGGCCGTCCTCATCGGGGGAGGGGGTGGCGGAGCAGGTGGCGGGGAAAACGCTAACGGCGGTGGAGGCGGCGGCGGCGGCTCCACTATTGTCTGGCTCGGCTTGACACCAGGCGAAACCGTGAGTATCACTGTCGGAGCTGGCGGCTTGGGAGGACAGTCTCTGCAGTCGGGAAACTCTGGGGGCAACAGCACGATCACCGTGGGCGGAACGACCTATACGGCCTATGGCGGCAGCGGTGCTGTGGTCAATAATGGTCTAGGCGCTAGCGGCGGCCCGGCTGCAAGCGCACCCACGAGTTACGGCGTGTCTGCTGTTCTAGTGTCGTACGCCGGCGGTAACGGGAGTGTGCCTCTCAGTAATGCAGGCGGAGGAGGGGGTGCAGGAGCCGGGGCAACCGGCCCTGGGGAGTCGGCAAGCACAACCTCCACAGGAGGAACCGGATCAGCCAGTTTTGGATATTGGCCTGGCGGTGGCAATGGAGGTGCGGGTGGCACGAGTGGATCGAGTGGGAGTAACGGAAAAAGCCATGGCGGTGGGGGAGGCGGATCAGACAACAACGCCAGCGGCTATTACGGCGGAAACGGTGCCCCTGGGGCGGTGTATATCTTTTGGTAGACAAAAAGCCGGTCCGAACGTCTCTCAGTCCAACTGCGATAGTCGGTATCTGGCATCACGAACAGTCGGATTCGCCTGCAGGACCTGCGTGAATAGCGTTTTGGCGGTCGTCTTGTCACCAACCTCTTGCGCAAGCACCCCGAGCATGTATAACGCTTTCCAAGTCCCGATTTCGGGATCAAAGTTTGCGGGTCCGCGGTACCGCTGTCCCGTCTCATACGCTCGTAAAAAGACCTCTCGGAGCGCATGGGGATCATACGGAGGTGATTCGTAGGTCAGCAGCCCATAACGAAACCATCCGTCGGGATGATCCGGGGCAAGGTGCATCAGTCGCGCTATGGCTTCCCGAGCATCGTCCCTATGATTCAGGGCCAAGTGAATCTCAGATAAGGCGAGGCAAATCATCGGAAAAAGAGGCGAGTCCGGTTGCTTCTTCTCCAAGGCGTAGGCCTGTTCAAGATACGGGATAGCCTCGTTATATTTGGCGTTGCCCCCCAGTTCACGACCTAAGTGAAACAAAATCGACGGATTGGATGGATCGACAGTGACGGCCTTTCTCAAAATACGAAGATTGCGGTCGCGTTTGGCTTGAACATTGGTGACCTCAGGGTTATAGCCATCATGAAACAAGCGGATCTGGACGACGCGCCACTTTAATTCCGTTTGGTTGACGTGAGATTTGGGAACGACCTGTTCATGGACCGGCAGCTGCCATTCAAAATCGGCAGTCTTAAACATCCGGGCGACCAGCGCCGGGCTGATGGTGTCGCCGAGGTGATTCATTTGCAGCACTTTCACCAAGCTGGGCTTGTGATTCAAAAGACCGGCCACCGTACGGACGGACTCCGTATCTTCTGGATAGAGGATTTCGTCGGAGTCCACATGGATCACCCACTCCGCTGTGACGAGAAATTGGGAATAATTGCGAGCCGCTGCAAAGTCGTCAACCCACGAGAAATGGTGAACCCGCAAACCCATGGACTCCACCATGGAAACGGTGTCGTCTCGCGAACCCGTATCGACTACCACAATCTCGTCGACCGCCTGCTGCAATGGCGCGAGGCACTGACGAATCGTGCGACTACTGTCACGCGTCAACACAACGGCCGCAATCGTCGCAGATGGAACAGCCAAGACATCAAGAACGTGCTGATCGGCGGCCCCTATGGGGACTGAGCGACAGTCGTGTAACGCCTGATCTATCCATGAGGCAAAGGGATCGAGTAAGTTAGCCCGTTGAAAACACAATTCCGCCATATGCCCACGCCGGAGTCCAATCAGGGACTGTCCCAAAAAGACCCATGCCTGAGCGTCCAGGCGGTCCTGATGTAGGCGTTCGAGGGAGGCGCGCCTCGCTTCCTCCCAGCGCCGATGCCGGAGTAAGTCAGCGATTTGTTCGTTTGTGCTCATGCCCGTATTGTAGCATGGGAATGTTCCTAGGAGGTCCCAGCCAATGTACTATTTCCTGTACCAAGCCACATCCGGCCAAATTCTAGCTGCGAACACAACGGGGTTTACGCCAGGTACCGGCGAGGCAGTCTTGGGACCGCTCAGTCCTGCCGACCCCAATGCAGTCATCGCGTACCAGTACCCGCAATGGTTCCTCATCCAGGGAGATCCGCCTGCGCTGGTCATGCAGCCGTATTGGATCCTGGAGGCCACCAGCGGAACGAACAACCAATACACGCTGACCGCGACGCTGAATAACCCGCCCAGCACGCCGCCGACTAGCGCGACGCTGACGGTCCTCGGGAGCACGTATACCGCGATGGTGAGCAACAACACCGCGACGTGGACCATTGACGTGCATCCGAGCTGCGTCCACTTTCCTGTGGCCGCGACCGTCGCCGCGACCGGCACCGTGAGCGGATCAGCCACCTTCGGCGGCACGCAAACGCCGTCCGTGGCGCTCCAATGCGTGCCGCTGACGGGTGGGACGGTGCCGACCGTGACGCCGACAGGACCGGGCAGTAGTGAATTCCTTCAGTCGTTCTATGCCAGCGGGATCAGCGCGGCCCACCAGCCCGGTGATATTGCCACGGCGGACGCGATTGCGTTCGACACGCTCTTCGGGACCGCAGGGATTCTCGCCGTGCTCATCAAGGCGGGCACGTGGACGCCCACCAGCGCCCAGCAAGCCGCGATCACCTGGATTCAAAACAACATCAACACCAACCTGCCCGTGACGCTGGCGGGATCGCTCGACAGCAGTGGCAATCCCATCCAGCCTGTGGCCCAATATGCGCAAGACCTCGCCACAGCGGCGCAAGCATTTCAATCGTTCGCCACCGACATGGCGTCCATACCCGGCCTCGCCTAGTGCAAGACCATAGGAGACCGTTATGCCTTACCAACTCACGGATATCCGTGGTCCGGGGGATGTTCTGCTCATGCTCTCCCCGAAACATGAACCCCTCTGGGACCGCATTCTCGACGACGGCATCGCGATCAGCACCGTCAACCCGTTTACGCATAGTGCCGTGGTGGTGGAACAGCACGGCCAACTCGTCATCGTCGAAGCCCTGTTTCGGGTGACGGTCAGTCCGCTTGACAAGTACAGCACGAATGGCTGGCTGTATCACGTGGATCTGACGCCCGCCCAGCACCAGGCGCTCAGCCAGGCGGCGCTCAGCAAAGTCGGCCAGCTCTACGGGGCGAGCATGGTCTGGCAGGACTTCCTGCGGGATGACTTGCATCTCGATATCCATCCCCGGTTGGATCCGCGCCATCTCGATTGTTCGGGGTTCGTGGCCTGGTGCTTTGCGACCGCGGGGGTGCGTCTGACGTATGCTCCCGCGCCGAGCCCTGCGGACTTGAGTTACAGCCCGCTCCTCCTCGGCCCGCGCCCGTGGGACCGATCCACATCCTAAGCTGCCGCCCCTGGGCGGGTAGGAGGTTTCACTATGCCCGAACCGCAGACTGATCATGACCGACTCGTCCAACTGGAAACCCGCGTCGCCGACTACCGCGACACCCTGACGCGCGTTGATGACCGCACCGCCGCCCATGCCGAACGGCTCGGCACCCTCGATGCCCAAGTCGCGGCGTTGCAAGCGAGCCACACGCGCCTCGAACACGTCATTCAACAGCGCATGGATGGCCTCGAACAGAAGGTGGATGGTCAGCAGGCCCGCACGGAAACGCGCCTCGCCACCTTGGACGACAAACTGGATACGCGACTCGAATCGCTTCAAGGCCATGTGGACGAGGGATTTGCCACCATGCGGCGGGATGTAGCCGACGCCATGGACAAGAAGGAAGCCGCGTTGCCCCGCTGGGCGCAGGTCGGTCTCTATATCCTCTCCGTGGGCGTGGGGATTCTCGTCGGCATTATTACCGCGCTGGGACGGAGCCATCCATGAGGGCTCGCCTCCAACGCTTGAACCGCGGCTTTGTGCAATGGATGGCGACCACATCCGGCCGCAGTCTGACCTTCTGGCTCTTTGTCGGATGGTATTTGAGTTGGATCGCATGGAACACGGTCGCGCCGGGGCCGTGGCGCTTTGATCCCTATCCGTATGCGTTTTTATTGTTTCTCAGCAATACGATCCAACTCTGGTATTTACCCATCATTACCATGCAGAGCGACACCTTTAATGCGCTCTTGCGGCAGTTGTTGGAACAGCTCACGCAAAACGAACAGGTCCAGACCTCGGTTTTGCATGAGGTGCAAGTCCAAAACGAGGCGCTGACGGACGGACTCACCGTCATTCGCGAGGTGGTACGTGAGCACTTTGCCGTCAGCCAACGGGCGACGGCCACCCTCGAACGGGTGGAAGCGATCCTGGCCCGGATCGAGGCGAAGACCACCGAAATCGACGCCGAAGTCGATGCCTTGACGGAACGGGAGGGCATGGGGCATGGCGACTGAGATTCCTGCGCACATGCTCTCCTTGACGGTGCATGTGCCCGAGTGGGTGCCGACCCACGCCCGACGTACCGAATCCGCGACGTTTGCCCACAATCGCCAACGCTTGCTCGACGACGGCTACGGATACTGCTGGGGCTGTTGGCTCGGCGGCATCAAGAACACGACCGATTTGCAACTCCATCATGGCGTCGTGGAATGGGCGACCAACAACGAAGCGAATCCCGCCGCCGCGCTGCGCGTGGCGCAATGGCTCGACTTTTACGGCTATGCGAAAGCGATGGGCGACACGCCCTGGACCGACGCGGATGATATACGGGGCCTCGTGTTCCTGTGCGCCGATTGCCACACAGGGCAACCGGGCATTCAGCATAAGCGCAACGAACGCTGGCTCTCCGGGGGGATTCACTATGCGCCCTTTCCCATTTGGCTCGCCGACCGCATTGCCGCCGGACGCGAAGAAACCGCCGCCCCGGTGTGACCTCTGCACCACCCCTATGCGCTGGCAAGCCGGGGGCTGGTTCTGCCCGCAATGCGGCTGGCATCCCTGTTGAGGCGATCCCACCTGAGCCTTCCGGGGGAGGGCCGCAGTCTCACCGCCGCAAGGCGGCTTTTTGTTGTCCGAAAGGAGTTATCCCATCATGCCGCACTACACCTTGCCTTTGCGTGCCCATCAACCCAATCCCTTTGAACGGCGCTTTGCCGATGTCCACTCCGTGCGCTCCCGTGACGCATTGCCTGCATCCGTGAACCTGGCCGCCGACCTCGGGCCGGTCCGGAATCAAAACGTGCCCGGCCTCGGCGAGTGCTCAGCGGAATCCGGCGCGGGGATCATGGACTGGCTCATGCGGCATGACCGTCATGAAGCCTTCTTCGGCTCCTCGCTCGGCTTGTATGAGATCGAACGGGCCCTCGTGGATCAGCTCACACAAGACGCCGGGGCGCGCTTGCGCCAAACCCAGTACGCCATGCAGACGGTAGGCGTCTGGGCCAACGCGCTCGATCCCGATGTACGGCAAGACTTCGTGGTGCAACCGACCCCGGCGATGCTCGCGAGCGCCGCGCAACACCGTATCCGCGAGGGCCTGTGGTGCCCGACGCTGGATGAAATTCTGAACGCGCTGGCGCACCCGCAAACCCCCACGGTCGTGCAGGTCGGCATCGTCGTGTATCCGAGCTTTGAAGCGCCGGAGACCATGCGCACCGCGCTCGTGCCGTTGCCCGAGCCGGGGATGCACCCCCTCGGCGGCCACGCTGTCATCGCCTTTGGTTACTCGATGCACGATGAACACCTCTACATTCGCAACTCCTGGGGGCCGTGTTATGAGGCGACCATCGGAGACAGTAGCCACGCGAACTTCGCGCTACCGTTTGCCTACTTCGATACCCCGCGCACGTTTCTTTCCGCCCGGGCCTACTACCTTTAGGAGGTCGCTATGGTATCCGTCACGATTCCTGCCGGAACGAAAGCGGTTGATCTGAGTTCGACGGGCCACCCCCTGAGCTGGTACGAAGCGCTGCTCCTGAGTGGGGTGGAGGCCGTCTTTCTGGACAGCCTCTCGCCCGGGGTCGCAACCGACATCGCCAACGCCCTCGCGGCGGGGCTCACCGTCAACCTCTTCCAAGGCTACTACACCCCGGCCTGGGCCATCCCGAGTGAAGCCACCACGCGCGCCCAACAAATTGTGCGTCTGGCCCAACAGGGGGGCCTGCCCGCCAAGGCCACGCCGCCAGTCGTGCTGTGGCTGGATTTGGAGGCGTGCGGCAACGTTCCCGCGTCCGCCATCTTTCCCTGGGTCACCAACTGGGGCCAAGTCGTCCAAAGCGGGGGCTATGACGCAGGCGTCTATGTCGGCGCGGGACAACCACTGACCGGCCGGCAACTCTATGACATCCCCACCATCACGCACTACTGGCGCTCGGCATCGAAAGTTCCCGACGTGGCGACGCGGGGTTATCAAATCCTCCAAGGTGCGTGGAACCAATCATTTGAAGGCGTTCCGGTCGATTACGACACCATCCAAGCGGACCGCCTCGGGAGCTTGCCCGTCGGCGTCGCGCTGTCGGCGGGTCCCACAAATGCTGTCGTGGCGCAACTCCAGCAGCAGGTGACGCAGTTGGCCCAGCAACTCCAAAACGTCCAGAGTGCTCAGAGCCAAGTCCAACACGCCCTCACGACGCTACAACAGCAACTCGCCACCACCCAGCAAGACGTGGCGGCGCTGCAAGCCATGGTTACCGCTATCAAACACGTGTTTGCCAACTAAGGAGGTATCCTCTTGACCTGGGGAACGCTCGCCGCTGACGCGGCGAAAACCGTGCTGCCGTTTGCGGCAACGGCCCTGACCGGGCTGATTGCGAAAGGGTGGCAGTATCTCATTCACCTCGAACGCGATCTCAAGGTAACCAATGACGCGCAAGCCAATGCGCTGATTCAACAGGGCCTTGACTGGGCCACGACGGAGGCCAAGACGGTGGTTGAAGACGCCGTGAACATGGTCAACCAGACGCTCGTCAATGACGCTAAAGCGAAAGGCACCTGGGACGCAAACATGGCCGTCCAAGCCTTCCAGTCCGCGTTGACGGCGGCGGAAACCAACTTGTCGGCGCAGGCGAAGGCGGTTCTCGCGCAACAGTACCCCAACCTGGCGCAGTACCTGGGGCTGCTGATCGACGCGTTTGTGCCGTTGGCGCCGACCAAGACCACAGCCAAGGCAACCGCCGCCGCAACGTCGCCTGCGGCGTCCTAACGAACACGCCCCTCATCTGCGGATGGGGGGCTTTTGGTGTCTCCGCAAAGTTTTCTCGCGAGGGGACTATTTTGTTGCCGGATAGATGGTAATTAGGTTGCATTGATTGAACAAACTTTGTGGTTTTCTATGGTAAGAGGTGGACAACGACCACGTCATTCGCCATGCGGTGGAAAAATTTTTCCACGCGCCGCCGCAACAAACTGGAGTGCCCACGCCCGAGGTGCCGCCCGTGCCGCTGGATCTCTAGGATCCCGTGCGGAGGCCATCCCGCTTAGGATTGCTTCCGCGCAGCTTGCCGCATGCGATCCGGGGTCCAGTGCGCCAAACTCCGTTGGCTGACTTCCAACCGATGCTGCCCCGGGGTCTGCGGTCGTGCCGCCACATCGCCGCGCTGGATCGCCTTATGCAAGCCGGGAACGGTGACGCCTTTGACGATCGCGGCCTCCGACACCGGGAGCCACGTGTCGGTGAACGGATCCTGCAAATCCTCCGTGCCATCGGTCCCGAGCGCGCCCTGCGCAATGCCTAGGCGATACGCCAGGTCCATGAGCGCCTGAAAGACCGGATGCGCCCAGACGGGCGGCGTAATCAGGCCGCCGGTGGGAGCCAGCAACGGGTTCTCCGCGCTGGTTACGCGGCGCGAGACGGTGGCATAATCGGCCTTCGCGCGCCACGCGGCGACGATGGTCTCCCAAAAGGCTTGCAACGCCGCATCCATGGGTTCGTCCCACGTCAGCATCGCGCCGGATAGGGTATGATAATACATGCGGACACCTCCTGAAACGGAGTATAAACCATGTGGTTTATTATGTCAACCCAGCGGGGAGGTAGCCCCGCTGGTCGCTAGCCGGAGAAGATTTCCGGGATCCCGGCCACTTCTCCGTAAATGGCGATTTGACGGTAGCGTTCGCGAATCGCATCCACGAAGGCCAACCAGTCCGGCACCTGCCGCCAACTGTTGAGGGCGATAGTGTAACGGGTCGAGCGGTCGGTATAGGTGACATCCCCCTCGGCCCACTGGCCTTCGACGGTGCCTTCCTGCGTAATGCCCCCGAACCGCGTCAGCGCTTCGCGGAGCAACCAACGCGCATCGGCGGCCGTGAAAGGCTGGCCCTCATTGTCGGCCACGGGCACCAGAATGGTGGTCTTAATCATGCACTCACCTCCTTTCCAAGACAAGTATAAACCAAACTCGGATAGTTGTCCATTATATGGTTTATATTGTGAGGACAGAAATTCGATATAATAGGAAGGAAATCGTCTCGCATCCCCTCTCGTTGTATGCACCCATTCGATCTCTCCGGACGAGGTCATTGTTTCGCATACCAACGAAAGCGAGTATCTGAACTTCGTGGAAAACAAGAAGAACGAGGCACTTCGGGATCGGATGATTTTGGTGCGGGTGCCCTACAACCTAAGAGTGAGCGATGAGATGCAAATTTATCAGAAGCTCATCGGTGAGTCCGGTTTGAAAGATGTGCATTTGGCGCCCCACACCCTCAGAGTGGCCAGTATGTTTGCTGTCCTGTCGCGCTTGAAGGAGTCCAAGAAACAGGGCATGTCGTTGATTAAGAAGATGCGGCTGCTCGACGGCGAGGCTGTGGAGGGCTATACGTCAAAGGACATCCGGGAGTTGCGCGAGGAATTCCCGATGGAGGGGATGGATGGGATCTCGCCGCGCTATGTGATTAACCGGCTCTCGTCAGCTCTGGTTCGGCCTGGTGTGTCTTGCATCAACCCTCTTGACGCGTTGAAGACCTTGAAGGACGGGTTGGAACAGCACACGGGCCTTTCCGACGACGAGCGCGAGCGGCTGCTCAACCTGATTTACGAGACCCGCAAGGAATTTGACGAGATGGCCAAAATTGAGGTGCAAAAAGCCTTTGTCTACTCCTTTGAGGAATCAGCTCAGGCCCTCTTGAACAACTATCTCGACAACGCCGAGGCCTACGTCAACAAGACTAAATTGACCGACCCCATCACGGATGAGGAGATGGAACCTGACGAGAAGCTCATGCGCTCTATTGAGGAGCAAATTGGCATCACCGAAAACGCCAAGCGCGCCTTCCGTGAAGAGATTCTTATTCGCATCTCCACCTTAGCCCGCCATGGACGCAAGTTCGACTATCAGTCGCACAGTGGGCTCAAACAGGCGATTGAGACTAAACTCTTCAATGATCTGAAAAATGTGGTCAAAGTGACCACCTCCACCCGCACGCCCGACCAAGAGCAGCTGCGCAAGCTCAACGACGTCGCCGCTCGCCTCATCGACCATGATGGGTACTGTCCGGAATGCAGCCAAGCGATATTGCAGTATGTCGGAACGTTGTTAAGCCGCTAA